CGACCTCGCCGCCGACCTCGCCGCTTTGTCATCCCACACACCAGTATCAATTGCAGATTGATTGACTAGGGATACTTGATTAATTGCGGCGATCACTTTCAGTTTCAAATCATCGCTAATCTGCAATGATTGAACTCTCGCTTTGTTTTCTTCCAACAGAAACAAAGCGAACTTCCATTTCACAGGCTCTAGGTTTTTGCCTATTGGAATGGCAGACAGAAACTTAGCTGGGAACGATATTGCATGTCCGTTTGGAAGATGCTCAAACAGACCATCCTCCAATCGAGCCAGCCATTCGGGAATGCCTAACTCAATTTCATATCTGCTGTGCAGGTATCCATGAATTGTACAAGCAACGGCGCATCCTTTGCCGTCTTTCCAATACTGACCTTTCACAATTTCATCTGCCTTTGCATGGAGTCTGACGCGATCAAGATATTTCTTTTTGATCGCTTTATCACCATGAAACGAAAGCAACTGTTCTGCCATGACCAATTCTCCTAGTTAGGAATTTCGACGAATTGCTCATTGCGTTTGAGCGTCGGGCGAAGTCCAGTGAAAACTACATCCGTGAATCCGTAAGGCTGCATCGTGCGAAGAATGCCAGAAGTCCACACGTCGCACGAAATGCCCCACAACTCGCTGTTGCGGTTCTTATCGGCACCAGGTTCGCCAGGATGCCGATCCCCGTTACACGACCGCTCGTTGGCATACGCTGCGTTGTTTGCCATGTGGATCAGCTCTCGAACGACGTGCCGAGGAATGCCGTACTCGTATCCGAATCTGTATCGGATCGCCAGATGGTCTCTTATCATTGGCTCTCCTAGTGTGGGCAGCTTTTGTCTTTCGGTCCTTGGCACGTCGAGCACCAGTTATGTGCTTCCAACCACACTCTATCGTGATCGTCAAGCAAATATTGATACGGCATGTCAGGATCGCTTTTGTCAACCTGCAAAACTTCAACGATCTTTTGCCCATCACAAACTACAGTACCGATAGGCAATGGATCAGGAAACTTTGACATCATTCTACTCCCATTTCTTTTGCCAGATTACGAACAAACTCTTCACTACACGCGCTAAGAATATCTGCTGATAATCCTAGCTTTCGCACATCTTTGTCGAGTACCATCATGCCGATCAACTCCGCCTTGCTTTTAGGCGGAGGCGGAGGAGGCGGCGGTCTATGCCGTTTCAGTTCCTCAGGCAACGGACGCCACGGAACTAAATGCCGGTAACGAATTATTGGCAATTTATTTCCTCATTGTTTGTGTTCTCCTATTTGATATATCGGAGTTGCCAAATCAGCGCTTTCTATTTTCCGTGATGGAGTTCTGGCACACGCAAGAATCGATAGACTTGAATTATATCACGACTATCTTCTGGCCGCACACCGATGACTTTCAAATTGTGAATGTATCCGATCATCTGTGCTGCGTCGCGACACGTCTCAGCACTTACTACGCCTAGATATTCCCAACCTTTGCCACGTTTGCGGTACGTTTCAAAGTTCATGACATCCTCAGTGTGTTGGGTAAAGACATTCCGATTGCACTAACGCAGCCGGTTGGCGATACCAATATCCGCCGAACAGGAACCGCTTGTTGTTTCTCCACTCGAATCCTTCTTTCGTTGCGTAATCTGTGCAGGCTTGGAATGTGCCTGTGAATACGACTGGCAGATCATGGATGTCGGCATCAATGTCATCGAATTTTTGCCTACGCAGATTGTACATTTGCACGCTCACTGTTTTCTCCGTTTGAAGTTTGGGGCGAGTAGGATCAGAAACAATAGAAAGCCAATCCATGCAAACAACATCCTTGTTACTCCGCTGTGACTGCTGTGCTTACTGGTGGCGATTCGCTTGTCATCGTTGGATCGTAAATCAGCCAATTGTGAGCACTGTTGTGATCGATGTAGCCATATTCATAAAGCCCGTGCTTTATCGGCACTCGGAAATGAGATGGTCGAGTCTTCCATGTCTTGCACTTGCCGTTTGATCTGGCACGCAATGCAGTTCCGTCGGCGTTGCGAAGTCTAGCATGATAAAACATGCCGATAGTCATTGCGTCTTGCTTCGTAATCATTGCTCGGACTCCAATAGGGATCGCAGATCATCCACCATATCGCCGGACATTTCGATTACGGACACGCTGCCGCAGTCGCCTTCATATTCTTTGCATGATTTCCATTGCTCAGCGATTTTCTTATCGCGATGAATCGAATGGATTTTCTTGTCATTTAATATGACAATATAGATCGGTGGTTTGTTGCTCATGTTATTCCTCTAATTGAACACTCGTTTGATAAGCTTGCGTTTTCCGTTCCTGACCTGCCACACGGAACCTTTCCATAGATTGATAGCAAGAGCAACGTGCGGGTTTTTGTATCTGTCAACGAATCTGTCGCCGTTTTTCAATATGCCGGTGACATCGTACATGTCACCTTCCTTGTGCTCGAATTCACGATCTTTCATGTGTGGACGCTCCATCCGTTCATTGGTGTGAGATTGACGCTGAACGTCGGTGCACTACCATCGCCGCCATTGTCATGCGGTCCGTGGAAGATCAAGCCGCCTTGGAACCAAATGCTCCATTCATTTTCTTTGTTCAGTCGTTTCCATACGATGCTGAAACTGTGCGGGGCGAAGTCTTTGAACAGAAAGACCCGCACTTCTGGCGATCCCTTGCCGCTGCAGCCATATGTGCGGAGTTGGTTCAGCACATTGGCGAATTGTTTGGTCAATCCGCACAGCCTTGCTTTGATCTTTGCTGTGTCGAATTGCTCTCTCGCCGATTTATGGATCACTAACATTATTCGTATCCTCCGGACGACATCAAGGCTAGATGTGTGGATAATCTGCTTCTCATCAATCGAACTATCTGACTGTCTGGCGCTTGATATGCCAAATCATCAACATACAAAACCAAAGTCCATTTGAACAAAGAACACCGCCAAGTTTTGCCGTAAGCGTAAACAGTCATAGTGCCTGTCCCTTCATGATCCACATCGAATATAGGGTCCATGATGCTTACATCCTTTCGATCCAAGCAGATTTGACGTTCTTGCGAATCTTACGCAGGATTCGCCGTGCTTCGTCATGTGACCATCCACGGTTGCCGTGAGTATACACGAGCCCACCGCGCCTGCTGATGTAGAACACGAAAAACATTGTATCACTCCTTGCCTGGCAGAATTAGTTCTTCATAGATCGTCCAGCCAATTTTGCCCTCTGCTGGACCATCCAGAATCCGAACCTCTGCCATTACCAAATCGGAGATTTGATGAAGCCCGATCAATCGAACTCGATCAACTGCCACTTTGAAGATTTTGCCATCACGGATCATCTCTCGTGTTCCGTAATCGTCCTTGGTGTTGTTGTGTTTGAAAGCTTCGGCGAGTGCATGCAGATTCTTGTAGAAAATGTACTCGCCATGGTGGCGTCCAGAATCGCTAAGCTTGCAAATGTCGCCGATCTTAGGCATCACTTGTGGCGATGCTGCTGCTGTCATTGTAGGTTCGGTTTTCTTCTTTGCACAACCGGATGTAATCACAAAACCGCCTACTAATGGCAGCATAAGAATTGCTGCTGCGATTCGTTTCATAGCTACTCCTTGTATTTGCCAGCGGCTTTGCGCTTGGCGAACTCGTTCGGGCTGATACCGCCTTCCTTCTCACGGATTTGCTTACTAGACATTCCGCGCCATTGACCGCCGATCAGACCTGATTGATCTGTATGGGACTTTTCATAGTCCACTTTTGCTTGATACTGCTTATGAATTTCATCTGTGTGATACTTTAGGTAGGCCGGACACTTACCGTCACGAAAGTATGCACAACCTGTTGTACATGGATCGCCGGATGTTGTGATCAGAAGAGCGCGGAACATACTTTCCGGCTCGACCAGTTTACAACCATCGGTTTTGAGAACCTGCAGATCGTATCCAATTCGATTTAATGCTAGAGGCATGATACGTTCCTCAAATCAGGCGAATGACTCGCCAACCATGCAATTGATTCTCGGCTAGGCGACGAGCCTGAGCCTCACTTACTGCTTCAATTGCAATTGTGATTTTGCTGCCGGTATGTTTTCGCACTAACACAACGGCGAATTTGTGATTCGTAAGCATTGTAGTCCTACACGTAGATTTGCTTGAATTGTTTGCGCCGCTCTGGCATGATCGAAACCCGACCATAATCGCCGTCCCATCTATAGACTAGAAACTTTTGCCCTATTTTCACTTCGGCGAATGTCATTGGATTCTCCTAATACCCTGCCGCTTCAGCCGAGTAATCGCGTTGACTTGCTCCACGCCGATCCCATTCAGGCAGTGGTGGGATTTCAGGCCAATCTGGATGATTTTCCATCAGCCGTGATTGCAATTCATCCAATGGGCAGAAGTAATTCGCATACGCATCAAGCCGCCCATCACAATCCTTTGCTCGGGTGTTGACCTCCATACCTACACCGTCGCCGTCATGCGTGATTGTGGTATGAGTGTAGCTATAGCCTTCTTCGTTCGGCCCGCCCTCATCGAACCATATTTGCTTATATGGTTCGAGAGTCAGCTTGACCCACGATTCGTTGTACCAAAACCAGAAACGTGCATTCTTCATCACTCATTCTCCATTTGCTCGAATGCTTTGTTGGCATCGGAAACTGTCCGACACCATGACGGTACTTGATCCCATCCACGCCCGCACTTAGAGCAATCCCATTGACGAGCTTTCTTGCTAGGCCGCTCTTGTGATTTGTTTTCGATGCAGACACCGGCGCACCTTGGGCATTTGAATTGTCCGGTTTGCGCATCGGATGAGACTAATGAGACTCGCTCATAATCTGTTACATTAACGCCGATGAATGGCATGGTTTAACTCCTAACCGGAACGAACAAATCCGACACATCTGCCAACAAAACTGTAGCGATTCGATCTTGTGTCGTCCGCTCAGCGCCAGCGCCGGCGATTATCCTAGATATGTTCGCTTCATAACTTCCGACACTATCCGCCAACTGGCGGATAGTCATGTTCATCTGATCTAGTCGATATTTGATTCGAGTGAAAAACATGATCGGTCGCCCATTGGGAAGCGATCCAAATTCCAACTGATACAGATTGACAAAATCAAACGAACCATCATCGCCGACAAATTTGAATTGCGGACCATCATCGTCCGCATCTTCCCAATCATAGACAATTCCAGCAACACCGTTGTAAGTACACCGTGTCATGTCATTGTTCCTTATATCATGATCCAATTGAAAGTAAGACGAGTTGAGCAGACGCGATTGCATTGTGAATGCCTACCGTCCACTCAAACAAAATCAAACCGCCGAACACATCAGCGATTTCGATAAGGACCGACGTACAATCCAATACGTCGCCCAAGAATAGACCAACTAATCGAAGCATCATCTCTCCACGTAAGCAGGTTTGTCAACAATCGCCGCGATCTTACCGCGGACGCCACCCTCATTCCAAATGACAACGCGATACCTGGCAGGGCGATCATCCGAGATCATTTCGCAATAGATCGAATCGGATACCGTCTCAGTCCAGCCAACGCGGACAATGAAGCCGTTGCCGATATCACGTTCCAATTCTTCTTTCGTGCCTGCCATTGTCCAATCGCCTTGAAGATACATAACTCATCCTTTCAATTGTTTGAGCACTTCTTCCCTGATCTCCGCCACTTCTCGATAGTGAGCCTCACGTGATTGCCCGATGAATGGCCAGCCTTGAGTGATTCGACCTGCAATCAGCTTGACAATTTCTTCCGCTGGCATCTTTCGTTGCCGCGCTTTGAGAAAGGACAAATTCATTTTGACCTGATCTGCAAACATATCTTGCTCCTTGAAACAGAAAAGCCAATAGGCACTTAATTGTGCCTATTGGCCCCAATTCACAAATCGGTAATGGAATTTAGTTGAGCATGATGCACCTCCATATATGTGGTGGTTCGGTTTAAGTGCCGACAACTGTCATTCTGTAAGTGACTTACAGCATTTAGACAATCAAATGCATCACCACCTTTCAATTCCGCCATTGGCGAGTATAGACCATTGTGAGCAAGTCGGGAAGTCCGGCCGCTCAGCCCGCCTCACTCGCAAGTGAAGAAGGCGGAGAGGTCGCAACTATTCCTTTTCCTTTGAGAGTTTGGTGCTGACCCCTCGACGCTTCAACTCCGCCCAAGCGTTTGTTCCGTGATTGGAACCAAATCGCTTTGCATACACATCCATCCATATATCAAGCAAGCCGCGACCCATCGCAACTTTGCCGTTGTGTCGAATCGCTGGGAGGTCGATGCCTAGGTCCATTGCATAAGTGCATAGTATTCGGCGGGTTTCAAGCCGTGCTGCGTAAGGCCGATATTTCGGCGTTGCAAACTCGGACAGTTTATGCACTAGTATCATTAACGGCTTGACCCATTCAACATCGACTTTAAGCACGTCAATCTTTTCGTGCTGAAAGAAGCTAAGCCAAAGGTTTGGCGTAGTTCGTGTCATGACCGCTGCTCCCAATACGCGATTTCCAATTCCAAGATGAATGAGGGAGGCAGAACGTCAGATACGTCTTGCTCTCGCTCATTTGACTGTTGCTCGCATTCCAAATCGGCAAGTGGTTTAATCTGGAATCCGCGCGGTGCAGATTTTTGACGCCGATGACGCATGACCAGCCCCTTATTTGTGTTCTTTGTTTGCCTGAATGTAAAGTGGAACCATTCCACGCAACGAGTGTGCCAACAGATACGCAATCATTGGGATGTATTGCGATCCGTCGATTTTGACTACTCCATTTCGGCAGGCGAATTCCCAAACATTGCCGGTCTGATTCTCCCCTTCCATCCAAAACTCGCCATCCCATTCACATTTAATCATCCAACCGTCGCGCACGAGTTGTTCTTGAACATAATCAACTTGCCAGTCTACCCAAGTCCAAATGCAATTTGCTTCTGCTTGGGTCAACTTCCCCGGATTGTCCGCTAGGCAAGGGAAACGAGTCATCGCAGCCACTCCAGTTAAAAGGTTTGGGCGAATGTTTCAAAAAATGCAAGAAACCCAACGAACAACGATGCAAGGCGCAATAAATTGCTGGCCTATGTGCCTGCAGATTTACGCGTAATGTGTACGGGAATGAGGGTAATGGGGGATATGGGACCAATATAGACCTAATGGTAGATCGATATGATGTGATTGTATGGTCCCACATTCGCTTTGCTTTTCCTCTCAGTTTATGCCGATCAAAAGCAACGAAAAACCCTACATAACTGGGGATTTATGTAGGGTTCATGAAATTGGGCGATTCAGCAGACTGGACTATTCGGCAGTCACTTCCGTCGTTTCCACTTTCACAATCTTGACTTTGCTGAATTCAACCGTATTGGCGTCGCCCAATACCTTGAACATCCAGCGCATTTCGTTGCATACCAGAACCCCGCCGCGATCGTTCATCGCGTCGATACACTCCTCGCCGAACATTCCCATCGCCGTTTGAAATCCCATCGTTACAACTTTACTGCGCTTGATCTGGCGAGCGACAGAGGCCACGTCAACCGGAGTGTAAACCCCGTCAACCGTTTCTACTGTCCATACGGTTCCGGTTGAGGTCTGTCCATTCGCTTCGGCCTCAATTTTGATTTCGGCCTTTCGCAGCTGAACCCTCGCCCATGCGTTAAGCTTGACGTGATTCTGCGCCGCTTTCGTTTGATCCGCATCCGCCATTTTCCGTTCGGCAACGATTTTGTCGCGAGTACAATCCCTGACGATCTGGTCAGTGTTCACGCCTTTCTTTGCGTTCGTGATCTTGACCAGCTGAGACGACAATCGTTCCTTGCGTTTGGCGACCCGTTGGTCCATGTCCGCCGATCGGACCGCGGCCTTGTTGGCGCGGATGATAACCGCTTGAACCTTAGCGCTTTCCAGCGCTTTCTGTGCGGCTACGCTCAACACTGGAGCAGTCGATTCAACAGCGGCCGATTCAACGATGACGTTTTCCATGATACAAACCCTTTCGGGCGCATTTAAGCGCCTACGCGATAGTCCCCTCGGAGTGAGGGAACAGAACTGGGCGCGGGGTTGAATCCGTTACAGCGTTCCTCACGCTCGCCCAGACTGTTGTTGTTGTGATTCATGTGAACCCTGTTTTGATATACAGGACACATATACGGTAGACGGGGGAATCCTCCCCGTATTGACCGTTCTCGCGCTGTCCCTAACCTTGCGAATCTCACCGCACTGTACTTGAGGTCGTCGGGGAGATCATTCCCCTGTTCTCTTTCCAGATTTACCGATGGCCAATTGATCCCGATGGATCGGCACGATACAGAGTACATAGGAAATGGGGGATTCGTCATCCTAACGACAATCCTACATACTGAGGGGGAGTTAAACCCCGTCAAGGCCGGTAAGCGCTTCCAAGTTGTTAAAGATCAACCGTCCGGAGGTCCGTAGACCTGACTCGATACTGACAGGGTAAACGGCCGTGGGCGAGGCCGGACCCGAGGGGATGGATTTTACGACGGTCCCCCGTCGATGGAATACTAAGCACATACCGCGCCAAACCCAAAAGATTCTCAAAGATGGGAATAATTGATGCCCGCCCTCAACTTCTGCTGCCCGACAATAGGTATTCTATTGTCTGGCATGAAACCTGTCAGATTGACAGTTTGTAGTACAAAGTGGCAGGTCACGTTCTGGCCACAGGTGAGCATAAAGTGACCATCTGTCATATCGGCAGATACCTATCTTGCCCATTCCTCCCATCTTACCACAATTCTGCTGCCGGACCTCAACATTCATGCCTGGCATGAAAAGTAGGTGGTCAGGAATTGACCACTGTCAAAGTGGCAGTCGGCCTAGGCGAACGGGGTGGTTCGAGTATGATAGGCAAGATAGGTAAGATGTGTGGGAGGAGCGTTTATCCAATATGGTAGAATTTTTAGGTCCTGCCGGGCATGGAATTAAATATGTGGTATATGGGGAGATGTATGGAGATTTGGGATATATATGGGCGTTATATCCCTATTTTTGAGAATTTTTCAGTTTATGCCTACATATCACCCCAATGATAATCTTTCGGCAAACCCAATACGGTTCCTCGGACTATGCAAGACAATACATGGTCCAACCATTCTTTTGTTTTGGAATCGGTTAGATCAATCTGGCAGGCAATCACGGCATATTTGAAACGGTGTCCTGTTACAGCGCTGCCAACAGAAATGACCATCCAGTCGTCCGGCAAGTTTAGTCTTAGTATTGCAGCAGCTGCTTCGTTTTCTACAATCATGCATTTGTCTACCATATTAAACTCCTTGTTAGGCAATGATGTATTCACTGCGTTTACGGATTACACGGCGTCTACGCTTTTTCGTGGCGATCATTTCTAGGCATCCACTGGCAGCATCTATTTGATCGAGGAAAGCACCATAAGGGAAGAATTTCATTTCGTGGATAAAAGCGTCGTGCCAATCTCCAGGAGCCAACCATACGTTGCCGTTGTTGACTTGATCGGCAAGTGGCTCGGCACGAATACCTTTATCACCTTTAGGCTTGAACACTTTGATTCGGTGCCCTACTAGATGCTGGACTACCCCTTGATGGGAGCCTTCCGATCCTCCTTCCTGCTCAATTCCGATTGGGATGTCGTGACCGTCGTCTTCGGAGATTCGGCGGATTTCTCTGTTTCGGGTGCCTACATCTAAACGGAAGCGGGCGACATGTAGGATGAAGACACGACCATCTTCAGCAATTCCTATTTTTACGCCGGCAGTGAATTTGGGTCCGCCTGTGGCAGAATTGCCTTGGGATGTTCTGGCATACATTTTGTTGATGTTGTTTGCTTGTTTGGCAAGTGTGCCGGCTAAGTCCCAATATCGGCCGATTGCTTTCATTCGGAATGGTGGGGTGCCGATTCTTAGCTTGTCGGTTTGGAATTGACCGCCACCGGCGGGCACTGGGTCTTGCCCATACTGACTGGCAAATCCATATTCACCTAAGTCTCTTCTTGCTTCGGCTACGACGGACTCAGGCATTCGTTTAGGGTCGAGCAATCCGTTCTTGTAGAATTTCTCTAGGATTTTCGGCCTGACCTCGAACTCCAAGCTGATCGGGATTTTGGTGTGGAACACCTTTTCCTTTTTCAAGAATTCAGCAGTCGGGTCGTTTTCGTGCAGGCGCTGCATGATTAGGAATGTGACGGTGATTCGCTTGTCGATTTTGCGGGAACTAAGGGTTTGGCGAATCCAGTGGTTCTTTGCTGCCAATTCAGCTTCTGAGATTGCTTCGTTCGGATCAATCGGATCGTCGATAATTATGAAGTGAAAGTGCATTCCAGTGACGGTGCCTTTGCTGCCGGTAGCATATCTGGCACCGCCGTTAGTATTCATGAAGTAGTATTTGGCATCTTGATCTTCTTTGATCTCGATTTCAGGGAAGCAGATTCGGAAGTTGTCGCTGTTGGCAAGATCACGGGATTTGCGGGATAAGTCTAGCGACAGTTTTTCAGAATAGGATGCTCCGAGAGTCTTGGCTGATGGCATGTTCAGCCATACCCATATCGGGAACATCACGGAACAGATTAGGGATTTGCTTGTACCTGGTGGGATGTTGATGACTTCATCCCGTTCTTTCGGCATTTCAGCGAATACTCGTTCTGCTTGACGTTGTAGTCTGGCGCACAGATAACTCATATGCCAGTTCCATATGAGTTTCTCCGGCACGATCTCTTCCCAAAATCGCCTAACGAAATACTCGAACGAATCTCGGCATAGTGAGGCAATTACAAGTGCCTCAGTCGCCGTCAACTTCCTGTGCTTCGACAACTTCAGCTGTTGTGTCTTCTTCATCGTCTATCCCCATTCTTTGAGTGATTCTGGTTATTGTTATGTTCGGCTTGTCAACGTCTTCCAATTGGCCCTGTTCTTGCTTTCGTATTGCACGCAAGAATTCTTTCTTTGCTTCTGGACTGACGTGCTTCAGAATCTCCACCATGTTGTAATGAGCGTGGTCTATTCTGCCGGAAACTTCGACGTTCTTAGTATCAGCAAATCCTTCGTCCTTCAACAAGTTACGAGCGGCGAAGATCGTGGCGGCTTCCGATCCGTTGCCGATTAGCCTGAATAGACTACCGGAAACGAAATTCCTTTTGTGAACGTGAATTTCGTTTAGCATCTTTATGAAGTCTTTGTCTCGCTCGACCCAGCGACGATACATGTCGTAGGTGAGATGTGCTGACTTTAGAGCATTACTGACGTTGAAAGATGAATTCACCAAAGCATGAATGAACAAGTGCTGCCGTTGTTGCTTGGTCATCTTCATGATTAGGTTACGTGCTTTGAAGTTGGTGCCGTCCGTGTCTGTCAATTCCCACTGCTGAATCTTCTTCCACCATCGACGAAGCTTTGGCGGCAGTCTGCCATAAACGAATTCGATGAAATCCTCGCTTTCCGGATTCATGCTTTTCACACGCCATTCTTTGCCACGTTCGTAGGCTTCTCTGAACGATGGCCTTTTGATGAACCATCTGCTCACAGTATGCGGGTCCACTTTAATTGCTTTGGCAAGTTTGTTAAGAGAGGCTCCTTGAGAGCCCAGCAGATAAGCGTCCACGTAGAATCTGTTCTCCCACTTTAGATTTGCTGAACCTAATACTCTGCCTTCCGATCCTCGCTTTTTCTTGATTAGAACTCTGATGCCCATAGTTATGCTCCTTTTTAGACATATCGGGGCGGGTTCATATGTTTATATGTGTAAGCCGTTTATGTGTCAAGATGTACGGCTTACACAAAAGTTTGGGCGCAGCCTTTCGCCTAGTGATAATACGCTCGCTGGCGATTCCGAGATTTTACAGCGAAAAGCGATTGGACACAAGAGCGATCTCCCTTATAGTAGGTGGGACCGCTGGGGAGGGGGTTTCGCACGTCTTCGCTTTCCCCTTCGCTTCCAACAACCTTATAGGGAGTCCAGGGTATGCCGAAGAAGAATCCACTTTTGATGCTCACCGAGCCGAGTCTTTACAAATCAACTATTGCTATTGGGGTGGAGGCAAGCGACATAATTAATGTTGCTGTGCAACTCAAAAATCGAAAAGGCAGAAACATAGCTGAAGCGACACGAGTTAAGTGCAATTTGTTCTCAAACGCCGCTGGTACTCTTCTAGCTGCTCCGCCGACTGGTGGCGTTTATGCTGGTTCGGTTGGTACTCTTATCCAAGGAACCGATCATCTCCGCGATGGCTTGGTCAACAAAGCAACTCTTATTATAGACGCAACAAATACAGCACAATTCTCAACGTCCGCCACGGCAACTGTTCGTGTCAGAGGCATAACCGCTACAAAGACGGCCGCTGTCGATCTGACGTTTACGGCCGCTCACGTTATCACCGCTAGCAAATTCGGTGTGATTCTTGTTCAGATGACTGCCGGTGGTACGATCAGTACGAAGGTGCCGGCATCACCACAAGCATATAACTCAGCTGCATTGGCCCTAGCAGCGCTACCTGTACCGGATGCTGCTAATGTCGCTTTGGGTTATATCGCCATTGCGAACAACACAGGCGATTGGACAGCCAACACGGACGATCTCGTAAATGCCTCCGACGTGACAACAGCTGCATTTGTGGATGCTGTCGAGCAGTTCGGTCCATCCACGTTTGACGTGATATCCAACGCGTTGGGTGCTTTCAATTTCAACATTCGTGATACAGGCACACCTACGATGTATGTTGGTGTGCAGATGCCAGACGGTCGTATGAAGATGTCTGGTGCCGTCACGTTCGCATAATCCGATACAGCAGCTGCTAGTTTATGTCCGCCATGAGCAACTAAAACCTGCTAGGATTTGTGGCTCGCGGCCGAACCGCATGGAAGAACAATCCACACCGCATAGTTGTTTGTTCTTCTTTTCTAGCTGAATCGGGAACTTGGAATCCTGGGCAGCTGCATTCTTATGCAGGATTGGTTATAGGGACCACAAGGATTACCTGGGATGGGCTGATAGCCAATCCTGCTACTTGAGAAAATCAATCATGTCCACCAATATCAAATGCTATACATCTGCCGCTCGCACTGCCACTCCCACAGCAATGGCAACGCAAAAGAACACAAAGATGGCTAGGGGGTTGTTGGTAGTCATCGACACGACAGCGGCAGGAACATCACCATCTACAACCTTTACTATTTTAGGTGTGGACCCTCTTTCTGGCAAGACGTGGACTATACTCGCTAGTGCTGCCATTACGGCCGTCGGTACGGTGCTTTTGAGAATTCATCCAGATTTGACAGCATCAGCTGGTCTAATTGCTAAAGACGTTCTACCTGCCGCTTGGAAAGTGACGGTAACGCACGGCAACGGAACGTCTCATACGTATTCAGTATCAGCACATCTGTTGTATTGATTGCTGCTTGGAGTATCTATGAGCGTTGGCGAAATCATCACGGCTGTAGTTGGTGGATTGGTGCTGCTCATTAATACTGTAGCCGGCGCGTGGATTCTTGTGATGCGTGCTAGGGACAAAAAAGAGAACGCTGCCGTCGCTGCGAATGTCGTTCGGGAAGTGAAAGGCGTTCAGCGTGCCGTGATTGAGCAGGTGAACGTCGTCGTGCGGGAATCGCAAAGGGCGAATGTCGCAGCGGAAGCCAAAAAGAAAAAGGAACATCGCGAATGACTATCATCGCCGAAATCGACGCAACGGGCTGGGCCGTGATCATCGGGGCCTCGTGCGTAGGCGTCGGCGGGATCGTTACCAGTGTGGTGTCGCTTGTGATCAGTTACGCCGACCGCAAGCGGTTGTCCGACCGTGAGGACGCCAAGATCGAGCGCGAGAGAATCGCCGCTGAAAAGGTGGAGGCGGTCCGCGTTCAGGCAGCAACGGCGGCAAAAGCGGTCAATGAAGTGAAGACGTCTCTCGCTGAGTCAACAGAGGCCACGGCCAACAAGCTCGATGCTATGGCGAAGGTCAGCGAGGACACGCATTCCTTGGTCAACAGTGCGATGCTCGAACAGAAGCGGATGTTCGCGGCGAAGTGCAAGGCATCGGCGGAAGACAAGCCGACGGCCGCGAACATCGCCGAGGCGAAAGTCGCGCAAGAAGTCTACGAGGAGCACAAGAAAAAGCAGGAATCGATGGAAAATAAGAGGTAATGTTATGTTCCTAGTCTTACTGGTCATCTTCATCGTGGTGATGCTGCTCTGGTGATGAGTCTAATGAGAGGGTGAGTAATATGCTTGAGATCATTCTGATCGTTCTGCTTGTTCTTTTGTTGATAGGCGGTGGGTGGGTCGGCACACGTCGAGGAGAGTGGGGCAATGGTCCGATTGGAATTGTCGGCGTACTACTCGTCGTGATTTTGATTATTCTGCTGGTTAGGTATCTATGACGTTCTCGGACTAATGGAGTTATATGGATAACGAATCACCGACGCCGCCGACCGCTCATCCCGTCAAGCCGTGGCACGATACGCGCGTCTGGCTGGCCACAATCGGCTTCCTGACGGTGTTCAGCGCCCAGGCGATCAACGCCTACCTGAGCCTTCGGACGCAAAGCAAAGTCGAATCGGCAGACAAGCGCATCCAGTCGACCGAAAAGCGCGTTGACGACGCGGCAAAGGCAGCCACTTCGGCACATGAGGCCGCAGCTGATTCTGCGAATGAGGTCAAGGCAGTTCGCTCCGAAGTTAAGGCGACACGGAAGGAAGTTAAAGCAGCTGTGATGGGTAAGGAAGATAAATGAGTTTGTGACGTGGAAGCCAACGACTACGCCGAATCCGATTACCGACTGCCTTTGCTTGATTGGCTCATCACCGGCGCATTGTTATGGGTGTGTTTTGCCGTGTCGCTAGCGACAGAAGTATTTCCTGATCGATGGATTTACTTGATCAAAGTGGGAATTCGCTGATGATGTCTCCAAGTGAAAAAGAGGTTCGTGATATTAAGAGATTGTATTTGACTATAGGCATTGTTTGTCTGATTCTGATGTTAGTCGGCGGCATTCTAATTGGCAAATTTGTGTTTTGAGGTTCCAATGGAGTCATATCCAGCAGCTCAGTGCCCAATTTGCAATAGGTGGATCAAAGTGGAAGGCGAGCCAAAGAAGTTCATCGAACATACAACCGAAGATGGCGGTGCATCGTGTCAGGGTTCTGGGCAGCAAATCGAGAACGAGCGAATCGAAGAGTTTGATAGATTCGCACTGTAAAATTTGAGGACAAACGATGCTGGATATCATTCAGGCAATCATGAATCGCGTACCAGACATGATGACTGCAGCACAAGAAGCTATCCAACGAAACGATTTCCCACCTGGCTATGTAGACCCGGAAGAAGCGCGTGTCACGTTGCCGCCAGATCAGCGTGAGCCGGAAATGACTTTAAGGCGTGAGTTGTTGTCGATGGCTTTGGCAGAATCAAGGGATTGGTCGCATACCAATTTGGGCATATCTCAGCTATACGATGGCGGCGTTACTGGAAATGGATGTATTGTCGCTATTTGTGATACTGGCATTGATTACAAACATGTCGATCTAGCCGATCAAGTGATACTTGATAAGTGCAAAGATTTCACTGGCTCGTCGTCAGGTTTCATGGATAAGCAATCACACGGCACGCACTGCGCTGGGATTGTGGCTGCAAGATCGGACGGAAATGGCATTATAGGAATTGCGCCTAGTGCCAAACTTGTAGCTGTTAAAGTTCTGTCTGATGAAGGGTCTGGTGCTTCTAGGTGGATTGCGAATGGCATACGTCATGCGGCTGATGTGGGAGCTGACATCATATCATTGTCGCTAGGTGGACCGTCGAAAGATACCGTCACTCGTCCGGCGCTGCAGTATGCGATAAGTAAAGGATGTTGGGTTGTGATTGCAGCTGGTAATGATGGTGGTCCAGCAGAGAGTTACCCTGGGCATTGGCCTGAGTCTATCGCCGTAGCAGCAACAGACAAGAGCAACAAACGAGCCTCGTTCTCCACCATTCATCGGGAGAACGATATTGCCGCACCTGGCGTAAGCATCATGTCTACCATTCCCGGCAACAGATATGCCACTTATAGCGGCACGTCAATGGCAACACCGGCAATTGCTGGTTGTTTGGCACTTTATCGCGGTAGGCTTAAGCAGCTAGGACTCCGTATTCCAAATCAGTCTGAGTTGCTCGCCATTCTTCGTCGCACTGCTTTTGATTTGGTTCCAACCGGGCCAGACGAAAGAACAGGTGCTGGACTGATCGACACCGCGAAGATGGTTTCGGAACTCGCTTCACAACCTCCACAACCCCCCTTTCCGCCCGATCCCGGAACACCGGGGATGTTTGACGTTAGGCTTAGGATCGACCCGACCAGGAAGACGGTTGAGCAAGTGGTTCTTAATTCTATAACAGGAGAGAGTGACATGGGGAAATCGAAAAATGTTACTGCGGCGGCTGCTCTTGACAAAGAGCAAAGTAGACTGTTGCTACAACAGTTGAATGGGTTCTTGAAGATTTTCGGCGGGGCATACCCTCGAATCAAAGCAACATCTGTGTTTCTTGATGCGTTGACAGAAACGGCGATGTGGAGCAAATTGTGGGTGATCTTCGAGAGTGATCCTGTCGTCATGGCATCGTTGACTGCAACGATCACAACGATCAATATGAATGCTTTGGAAGTGTCGCCGCCGGATGAAACGATTAAATCGTGCCGACAGTTCTATTGCGATCAGGGAATCAAGACGCCTGAGGGATTCGACGAACTGGCGAAAGTCATCGAGGCTCCAACGACAAAAACGCAAGCAGAAAAGGAAAAATTCCGCAGGGGCGTAGCGGCGGCATTGGCTACAATGCAGATGTGGAGCTATTTCATTGGCTCCAGAACGCTTCAAGGGTATATCAATTTCGTAATCAACATGTTCACGAATCATTTTGACGAAGTGTGGGAGATCGAGCATCCCGAAGACGCTGACCCGGGCTAAACATGCACAACGAAGAATGCCGGCGCAATTGCTCCCCGGCCCGGCCTAATATTGGGAGCGTGTCTCAACCAAGGATCGTCATGAAACTGGAATTTCGGGCGGACATGTCGGCGGTGGTTCCGGAAGACGCGACGGTGCGACGAGAACTGCACGTTTTGACTCCGAATCAGGAAGTCGTGCTTGGGCTCAGCCCGACGGATCAAGCGGTTCTGTTCAACACGGACCCAAACCCCGGGCAGACCGGCTCCGCGTTTCTCGTCGACTACGATCAAGCGAACAACGCGAGCACGCCAAGCGCGGCCGTGTCTTTTGATCTGACCCCGCCGGACACGACCGGGCCGACGCAGCCGCAGATTTTGTCGATCAATTTCGTGCGCGTGATTCCCGACGAGCCTGGGCCGTCGACGTTCGGCGTATCGCCGCGAGTCAACAGGAACCCGAAGGTGATTCGTCGGTCTTGATTCCGTTCGCCCATCGCCCTTTTTTTCGAAAGGCTCGAACATGATCCAGTTTGCCGCGATCCTGATCATGCTGTTCGGCCCGCTACCAGCCATTTACGCGGGCCCGATCCGTGGCGTTTCGACTCCGCCGGCCAAGGCAGTCGTGAAGGTCACTGAGTACGAGATGATCGACGGCAAGCGGATCGGCATCCAAGAGTGGAGCGATCGCCCGGCCGTTCGCCCGAAGAAATGAGGCTAACCATGCGAGTTGTTTTGTTCGCCGTTGTGGCCGTTCTGGTTTGCCGGTCGTTGGTCTGCGCGAACCCGCCAGCCACCGGCCAGCGAATCACGAACATCCAAGAGTATCCCGGCACACCGGCCCGGAGGATCGTCACTGAGATCCCCGGAACGCCTGGCGTGCGCATCCTGACGATCGAGGAAGATATCCCGCCGCCGGCAGCGATCGAGGAGCGACGGATTCGCTACGTTCCGGCACAAGCGCCGGCCGTTCGCTACGTCGTTCTCGAGGCCGCTCGCGCCAAGCCGGCCTACGTTCCCGTTTACGTCGTGCCACGGCGCCGGGCGACGCCGGTCAGGGATTTCCTGTTCGGCCGCTGAGTCCGCTTTTCACATTCGGAGAAACATCATGAGCAAGTTGATCGATACATTCCTGTCGGCGATGGTCGTGATCGCTAGTCTGTTGATCGTCCTGGCGCTCTCCGGGGTCTCGGCCGGGCAGGACTACGAAAAGAAAGGGACGCGCGACGACGAACCGGAAATGACTCGCGAGGAAGCCAAGGCCCGCGCGTGGGCCGATCCGGATTTCCTCTACGCGCACCACAAGAGTCTGACCACGGGGACCAATTTGTTCCGCACGATCGCGGACGGGAAAGCGGCCGCGAAGAAAGTCAACAAGCCGTACATGATCTTCGCGGGCAAGGACAGCCTGACCAGTCGCGCCGGTCGTTTGCTCGCCGATGAATTCGTCGACAAGGCCGTACTGATCTACCTGGAGAAAGGTTTCGGGAACGAGACGGACGCGATAGGTTCGCGGCTGCTGTTCATGGACAAGAGCGGCGGCGGCCGTTTCGTGTCGATGTGCGATTGCACGGGCGAGACGGCCGCCGCGATCGATAAGGGGATGGCTCAGAAATTCGTGGACGGGGCGAGCGTCACAACGACCAAAACAATAGCCCAAGTCAAAATCCGCGACGCGAAAGGTGCGTTGTCCCTGCCGATCATGGCATCGCCCGTGCGACGCCAAGCCGCACGTCCGGCAGCGCGGCCGGCCCGCCTGTCCGGAGGGTGATAAAGGCAACGAACCCGCCGGCGTGTCCGGCGAAAGCGAGAGTGATGCCGACCGCCAGACACCTACGGGGCTTGCCCGACCGGAGACGGGGAGCGAAGCCGATGGCAGGACAAAAGGGGGCTGCCGCGGATATGACGCGATGCCTCGGGCCGTTGCACGTTAGAGAATTCTACTTTCGCGGGTCAGGTAAACCGGGCGACCGCTTCTGCCCGAAGTGCCGCGAGGCGGTGAAGTCGATTCGAGAGGTTCCAATTTTTTCAATCGTGACAGGATGACCGAAACCCGCCAGACCGCCGGAGAGATGTCTGCTAAGTTAGCTATAGATGCTGCTTTGTTGCTTCAATTTCTGATCGGGGTTTTGCAGGCAGCATCTATATGTCTTCCGAAGCAGACACCGCCGGAAGAGGCAATTCAAAAGTTGGCAATCAAGCGACCTAAGCGGGTGGAGAGGTTGATTGATCGGATCAGTCGGCGAAAACGAATCCCGGCGAAGAAGCGGGATTCGTTGCGAATAGAGTTAATGTCACAATTACGCGATCCAAAACAAAAGGATCGACTTGCCGGTGTGTGTGCTGAAGTTAAGAAATTAAGAGGATAGTTGCTGTGTCAGATCAGAAACTGATCTTCAACAAGATGATGGGCAGGGCAATTACGGGAGTGATCCGTAATTTCCTAAGCCGAGAGCAGGCTGGAGGTAGGAACTTCCTCGATCCGCCAACCCGCGACATGAATGCGGAGTGCGGATATCCATCACGTCCAATTCCTTACGAAGTTTACAAGCAGTGGTTTGACGAAGAAGGGTTTGCCACTCAGATCGTTAATCTGTTGCCGGATGAGACATGGAAGGTCTATCCAGATGCTTACGAACAGGAAGGTGAAGAATCCACAGAGTTTGAAAGATCGCTAGATGAATTGCTGATTACTATAAACTTGTGGGCATATCTTCATAGGTTGGATAAGGTTGCTGGTATCGGTCGATATGGTTGTCTTCTGCTTGGTTTCGATGACGAAGCAGAATTGGATCAGCCAATTGAAGGATTTGATGAGGATGGCAACAAAATCAAAGGCAGACCGGCAAAACTCAGTTTGAAGTTCATCCGGGTATTCTCAGAGCAGAATGCTCAGGTTTTTGAGATAGAGGAGGATGCTAATAGTGATCGTTTTGGCAGACCCAAAATGTATCATTTCACTTTTACTGATACAGCAAATTCTACTTTCGTGGAAGGTGAGCAGTCTGCTTCTTCGCCTATGACAGCCAGGCGAAAAGGGCCTGTGCCAGAGAAGGTTCATTGGCAGAGAGTTCTTCATTTTGCCCCTGACAAAGTAGAGAGTGAAATATACGGCACGCCGAGACTGCAAACAACAATCAATCGATGTTGTGATCTGAGAAAGATTCTTGCCGGTTCCGGCGAGATGTTCTACAAGGGCGGATATCCAGGTTATTCGGTTGAGTCGTTGCCGGAGTTCCTCGATGCTGAAAGTATCAACAAGGAAGAGTTAAGCGAAGAGTTCCAGCTGTTTCTGAATCATCTACAAAGATTCATAGCAGTTGAAGGCGTCACGATCAAAGCACTTACTGGAACCATTTCCGATCCAACAGCGCATGTATATCAGCAGTTATTGATGATCGCCATGGCGCTGGGGTGTCCAGTTCGCATTCTGCTCGGTAGTGAATCTGGCCAAACTACAGGTGACGAAGAAGGCAAGCGATGGAATGGTAGAATCGCCAAACGACAATGGCAGGTCGCCGAACCAGAACTTTGCCGTGAATTGCTTGATCGTCTGATAATGTTCGGTGTTCTGTCGAAACCAAAACAGTACAAGATTTCTTGGAAGGATTTGAATGCTCTAAAGGAAACAGAGCAGGCGGAAATCGCTCTCAAGTTGACGCAATCGCTGCTGCAGTACGTCACGAGCGGTGCTGAGAAAGTCATGCCATACTACTTTTATCTCACTGAGGTTTTGAAGTGGAAGCATGATTTGGCAACGAAGATCATAGTACAAATTAAGAAGCCAGGATATAAAGCACTCACTGAGATGATTTGGCGGGAAGAAGGTAGCGGATTGCCTAGTTCTGGTACAACCAGTAGTGCCGATAGAACGAATCAAAATCGAAATGGACAGACTCAGCTTAATCGAAACACTACATAAGTGACAGACATGCAAGTCAAATTGGGCTTCGGCTGCAATCGTGATCGTGTCATTGTTGATTTTTGTGGGCGTAAGCGTGACTTACTACTTTCGCCTGATGATGGTTTGCGATTTGCCGAAAAGATAGAAGAGTTGTGCGTCGTTTGCGAATCATGGATGCAATCAGGCGGGCGTGGCGAATTGGTGAAAGGGCAAGATTGGAACATCCTAGTGAAAAGCTGGGACGGTTTTATCAACATTCGATTTACCGTGGTTGGGGATGAGTGCTCACTACACGAACGGGTTAGCATTCCATACGAAGCCGCCCGCAAAATGGCAGATCATGTGCGGGCGAAATACACAGAAGCTAGATTCCGCACTCACTTAGAAGTCGGAAATTTAACAGCCACAACGGCAGGAGATTGAAGTGCTACGCAAATTCTTGTTGCATGGGGATTTGGGGTTTAAGCACCTACTGCTTCCAGAAGTTTATCACGCCGCAGGATGCTATTCAAATGGCGTCGAGGGATTAATTCTTCAATCGTACAACCTAGACACATCTACTATCAAAGGGATGCTTGTCAAATCTGCATACACTTACGATCCCGATCATGATTTTGTCAACGATGTAAGTTCTAGCGAATCTGATGCTACAGGCTACACTGGCGGATTTGCTGGAGCCGACCGACTGACATTTGCGATTACGATTACAGAACAAACGGCAAACAATCGCGTAGTCGCCATCCCCGAAGACAAAACATGGACTGCCATTGGCGGAGCCACGAACAATACCTTGGCAAGTCTTGTGCTGATATTTGAGATCACCAACGACGGCGCATCGCTGCCGATCGTATATTTGGAATTCACCGGCAACTTGACGACCAACGGGTCGGACATTTTGGTCAACAACGACGACACCAATGGAAACATACGATTCACTGTCTAAGGAGTAATTATGTCAGTAGCAAAACTACAAGTATCTAAAGCTGCTTTGGAGAAAGAGCGGGTGGAGGTTCGTGATTCTATCAAACAACGTGCTGCCGAGATAAACAAAGAATTAGTAGCTCACGGCAAACGGGAGATGCTAATCGCTAGACTACGCAACAATATGAAGCCGAAGGCGTCGGAATTGGCTACGCTGGTTGGTTTGTCCGAAAAGGAATTGATGGACATTGAGAAGGAAGCGGAAGCATCGGCTAAGGCGTGTTTGAAGAAGAATCCGGCATGGCACAAGCAACACCCGGACGATTCACGTAACTGGACGTTGGTGGAATTGGTGAAGATATTCAAGAAGACTGGCAAAGTATAATTGGAGAACATCGTGACGGACATGGATAAAGTTTTGGCAATCTGCCCGCTGAACGCGGCGACGGTTGTCGTCGCGCAAAGCGGCCCGATGTCTGCTTTGGTCCTAAACGACGGCGATCGCGTCTACGTCCCGCCAGGGATAACACTCACTCTCGACATCCAGACGCCGAAACTCAAGTGGTTGCGCGTCGGCGGCTCGCTCATCACGCAAGTCGATGCGAACACGCGACTCCACTGCGAGACGATCGTCAGCGACATGGGGAGCGTGCTCAAATTTGGCGATCATCACAACGAAGTCACCGGCCAGTGCGACGTGGTGTTCGCAGACTTCGGGCCGATGGACTTCACTGCCGATCCGTGGGCAATGGGTCGCGGCTTGATCGCGATGGGAATGTTCGAAGCGTGCGGCGAGAAGCGGACGGCGAGAGTGCGGACGCTCGGCAACATGGCCGGGGAAAGGCTGATCCGATTTCAAAAGCCGGTTGCCGGTTGGATCGCTGGCGATTCGATTGCCATGGCCGGTACAAGTTGCTTGGCGAATGAAGATGAGGAACTGAGCATCGTCTCGGTCGCCGCCGATGGCATGTCGATGGTTCTCAATGCTCCGCTTCTGTTTGACCACGTTCGCCTTGCTGACGCCAAGACCGGCCTCTACCGCGAGATGTTCGTCATCAATCGCAGCAAGCGGACCGTTCATTTCACTAGCGAATCGACGGACCCGAAACGCTTCGGGCACATCATGGTGATGAGTGGCCACGGTTCGCACGGTCACGGCGGGATGACGGACATCTGCCATGCGGGGTTTGTCAACCTCGGGCGGACCGACAAGGCGTTGCCAGTCACGGACCCGGACGGCTTCGGCAACGGCCTAGAGAACGCTCGCGGCCGGTACATGCTCCATTTCCATCTGAACGGCGGGACGTGGACCGATGAACCGCACAAGGTTGAGGAGTGCTACTTTGAAGGATCGCCTGGCTGGGGACTTGTCAACCACGGTTCATATGTGAACCGGTTCGGATGCGCGGCGTACAAAATCTTTGGAGGGCATTTAGTCAGTGAGATCGGCACGGAGATCGGTGAGTTGCGTGAATGTTCTATGCTGCGAACAACCTGTCTTGTACCTATCGTAAATTTACAGGAGCCAGCATCGCCAACTGAAGATCATGCCAAAAATGGCCACGGCATTTGGACGCACTGCGGCGGCGAAGAGATTTACGACTGCGACGTAGCTGGGTTCCCAAAATCGCATGGTGTGTTCTTGATGGGATTCGCTGGCTCGTCGTCGTTCAAGCTACCGCCAGACTTCACTACCGAGGTTGTGTTCCCCGGCGTCAACATCAAGGGCACGTGCAACACGCCGTCTATTCTCACCAGCGGTTGCGCGCCGGCGCTCGCGCCACAAGTGATCGACGGGCTGAACGTGTTCGCGTGCGGCGAGGCTGTCGATTTCTGGCAAGTCGGTCTGAACATCACGCCGACGCAAGCGCCGGTGCGAAACAGCACGGTAAAAAACTGTTGGTTCGAAGCATCGCTGCAATCGGTGTTTTTCGGCTACATGACGTGGATGGACTTCGAGAACATCGTCATCCCCGATCCGATTCCGAGCGCAACCGGACCATTCGCGGCTGTTGGTCACAGCGGGTTCACGGGCGGCATCTCGTGGACAAACCTATCAATGCTCTCCGTCGCCGGTCGGCAGCGTTGGCCGTCGGCAATTCCCGGATGGACGAGCCAAACGAACACCTACGTCAACTGCGCCATTCGCGCCGACGTTGGGATTTCGATACCGCAGGTGTTCCATCGCGTTCCGAGACGAATCACGTTCGATGCGGCGACGACGTTCGACTGTCCGATGTTCAAAGTTCGACTGAGGATGAACCACTTCGGGGCGAACCTCTACACGGGTGATCCGCGATACCCGATGCTGATGCCGTTCATGCAGAATGGCCAAATGTGCTATTGGGATGATGTGGTTAAGGTCGGCGACAAGTTCCTGCATTATCCCGAACTGGCCGACGATTTCCCTTACTCGAGCGTGCTGAACATTCCGCCTCACGCGGTCGGTCACACGAACGCGACGTTCTGGGAAAAGTATCACACGCGGATCGGAATGAAGCTCTTGCCGGCGGATGCAGTGCAAGGAACGGACGGCATTCAAGCTTATGTGTCCAGCGGACCGCCGACGGTACTACCTGATATTTGGGTGACTCAATCATCTCGAAGTCACGGCGCATTCCAACAGACGGTCAATGCCGATGGCCCACTTATTATTCAGGACGCAACCGGCGAGTGGATTCAAACCGGACCATACGTCTACACGCTCGGCCTGAACTGCCCGCAGACTATGGTTGACGGCTTCCAACTTGGTGTGTGGGTCAACCGCATTCCGGACGGTGCGCCGTACCCGAATCGACAGGCTTACGATTGGTGGGTTACTCAACCACCGGCCAGCACGCCGATTCAGCCCGCATTACCGTTGCCGAACGTGCCGCAAGACGCGCCAGAACCGCCGACGCCGACACCTGCGCCGACGATCACGATCGCGGCAAGCCCGACGTCGGGAGTTGCGCCGCTGTCCGTGTCGTTCGCGGCAGTCGTCACGAATGCGACGGGTGTTGTTTGGGACTTCGGTGACGGTACGACCGGCAACGCACTGACGATCACGCATCCGTATGCGTCGGCTGGCGATTTCACGGCGACAGCCACGGCGACTGGCCAGGGTGGGACGGCGACGGCGAGCGTGGCGATTCGCACGATGGTTCTGCCAGTCCCGCCGACGCCGGTCGAATATGTCGTGATTCCGAAATTGAGTTGGGAAGGCGAGGCGGTTTACAAGAAAGTTGGAGGCTAAGTGGCTGACGTACCACGAACCCGAGCCGAACTGCTGACGCTGTTCGCCGACAATGCAGCCGGCGATATCAGCGCACAGGATCAGCGTGACTTCGTCGTCAGCGCCTACACCCCACAAGGCTTTGCCGGCGGGCGGTTGACGCTGGAGTCCGGCGTCCCTATCAGCACGGCCGACCAGGCCGCAAAGACGAACGTCTATTACACGCCGTTCACTCACAACCTGGTCGGCCTGTACGACGGCACAAGTTGGAAGCTCTACACGTTCACGGAAAAGACGCTCGCCCTCGGCACGATCACGGCCGACAAAAACTACGATGTCTTCCTGTACGACAACGCCGGCACGTTGACCTTGGAACTTTCAGCGGCGTGGACGAACGACACGACGCGGGCCGATGCGCTGACGACTCAGGACGGGGTTTACGTGAAGAGCGGCGCGACGACGCGGCGGTATCTCGGCACGATCCGAACGACCGCAACGACGACGACGGAGGATTCAGCGCGTCGGCGGTTCGTGTGGAATGCGAACAATCGGGTTCTGCGGAAGCTCCGCGTCAGTGACGCAACCGTGTCATGGACTTACGCTACTGTCACTTGGCGACAGGCACGGGCGACGGTCACGAACCAAGCGGAAGTGGTGATAGGTCTGGCCGGGCCGGCAGTGGACTTGACGTTGATTCAGGGAGCGGACACCACGGCGAGCACAGGGCCTCACCTGTCGATCGGTGCCGATTCGATCACTGTGCCAAGCGCGGACCTTGCGCCGGCGATTTACATGGCTGCGAACGGCGCGTATATAGTCAGCACCATCCGCGAAGTGTTCGTTCCGGCGCTGGGATACCACTACTACGCATGGTTGGAAAAGGCTGGGACGACATCGAGCCACACGCTCTACGGCGCGCCGGCGTCTGGAATGCAGGGGATTGTCGATGCTTAATCGTCTACACGAGACCGTCGCCGCCGTCTGCCCGATTCACGGTGTGTCGGGCGTGCAGGGCGACATCACGATTTCTTTCAACGGCGCGACCGCTCCGCAGCAAACGGCGGCGAACTCGGCCGTCTCGTCCTTCGACTGGTCGCAGGCAGCGCATGATATTTGGTTGGCTGCTCGAACGGGCAATCCGGTGTTGCGGCACGCGATGGTGAGGCTGTCGGCGAATCGGCAAACGACGAGCAACGCACTTAGCGATGTGGCTGGGCTCGAATTTCAACTGAAACCGAACACGCATTATTCCTTTGCTTTCGTCGGCGCATATACGGCTGTCGGAGCGACAACAGGAATCAGTTTGGCTGTGAATGGACCGGCGTCTCCGAGTTTAGTCCGCGTGGTCGGCTGCATCGCTGAGTCGGCGACAACCACACGCAATGGAGCGACTGGCGCGTACAACACGGCGATAGCTGGGTTGGCGAGCGGTGGCGCGACGGCGATGACGTTCTGGATCGACGGTAACATATCGACAGGCGCGGCTGGCGGCACATTCATTTTGCGATTTGCAAGCGAGACGAATGGCAATGCGGTCACGATTTTGTCAGGTTCTATGGGCGAACTGAAAGAAATTGGAGCGTAGAGATGACCGAACCAGACTTTGAACGTGTTTGTGGCGTTGCAATAAAAACGGACGATGACGGATCAATCTATGCAGAAATTTACGGTCCAGAAGGAATGTCCTACGCTTCGCTCAAGGACATTCGGCTCATAGCAGCAATGCTAGAAGACGCTGAAAAATCTAGGGCGGAAGAAATTGGAGCGTAGTCGATGGCCGGCGCTTTTTCTAGTGCGTTCAGTTCGGCCTTCGATGCGGGGTCAGGAGCAGCTACAGCTACTACAGGAGCAGCAACCGCACCCATTACTGCGGTTAGTCCTGCAGCATTGGGATCAGGTAGTGGCAGTGTTGATACTAGCGCGGCTATTGTTTCCATAACGGCAATAGCTCCAACAGCATTGGGTGTCGGTTCTGTCAGTGTTGATTCAAGCGCCGCGACTATAAATATAACGGCAGCCGCTTCGATAGCTGCAGCATCTGGTTCCGTTTCAGTCGATTCTGGTGTGGCATTAGTAGTCATATTAGCGGCATCGCCGATAGCTGTTGGGGCTGGAGTTGTCGAGTCGGTTAGCGGCGCAGCATCTGTTGCTATAAGTGCGACAGCATCAATATCAACAGCAACAGGATCATCGTCGGCGGATGCAGGTTTTGCGACGGTATCTGTGTCTGGATTATCTCCAACGGCTGCAGCTACAGGATCAGCACCGATAAACTCTGGCGCTGCTGTGGTGATTGTGTCAGCAGAGTCACCGTCGGTTTCTGTTCCTGGAGAGGCTGAGACTGGCATCGCATCGATATTAATAACGGCAGCATCACCAACATCATCAGGTGCTGGTTCTGTTAGTGTTGATTCTGGAATTGCAAATGTGCAGGTGGATGCGTTTAGCAACGACGCAACTCCATTTGGAAGCGTTTCAGCCTTTCCAGGAGCCGCTGTTGTCAATTGTTTGGCTGTCGCTCCATCCGCGTCGGCATTGGGTATAGGTAGTGCCGATACTGGTATTGCTGGTGTTAATGTATCTGCTGTATCTGCTGCTGCTTCCTTGCCTGGATTTATAGTTGGTCCTTGGCAGAGATACACTGTGCCTGAACGAGAAACTCTATTCACTGTGCCGGAACGTGAGACTTTGTTTACTGTGCCAGACCTTTACGATGGTTGATAAAGTATGATTGCCGTCCGCATTGAAAAAACGCCAAGCGAAGACCTACTATTTGAATTCGACGTAGGTGGTTGGCGGACGTATGTAACGAGTCCACCTATTACGGCATCAGCAGTTACGGATTGGGATGGCGGTGCATTGCCTGCTGATATCACTGCCGGCGCTCCTGTAATCAGTGGTTCGATTGTGCAATGCCGAATTACGGGTGGGTTACTTACAGGCGGACCTGACGGTGATGGCAAATACTACATGAAGATTCTAGTGACCACAACTGCTGGTGCTTACATTGGCGAGATCAGCATAGTTTGTCATGTGAAACGCCCTAAGAAAACTTGAGCGGAGGGTAATAATGGATGAGGAACTGACTCAGCTTTTGACTTTCAACGTGTTTGGAAAAGCCACGATTCATAAGTTCAAAGGCAGGGATCACTTTGTGGTGCCGATTGCAATGTTGCCAGAAGGCGTGTTCATCGGCGACAAAGGGCCGGTTCTATATGAAGAAGGTCCGCTGGAAGAATCAGTAATTGCTTGGAACAATATGCCGAGCATCGTTTATCATCCAGGCGCTGACAAATCAGCAAGAACTTTCAATATTCTCAACGCTCAGGATATAGGACCGATTCTTGATACTGTTTGGGACAAGAGAGCAAAGAAACTACGCACCAAAGGCTATTACGATTGTGAGCGCACAAGGGAGGTCGATCCTCGCGTTTACGATGCTATCAAAACTGGCAAAAGGATGAATGTTAGTACAGGCATCAAAGCTCTCGTACTAAAAAACGAGAATGGTGCTACGTGGCGAGGCAAAAGTTATCTGTATAAATGCCTCAAAGTCATTCCAGATCATCTTGCGATTCTGCCGGACATGCAAGGAGCATGTTCTATTGAGCAGGGTGCTGGTATGTTTGTAATGAACCAGGAAGGGATAGAAATTCAGGATGTGAGTCCGACACATGTGATCTATGTACAAAATGGCAGCATGATGCGCCAAGAGTACATAGTTAATGCGGATGGCAAATTCGTTCTCGATGGCGAGGCTTTGCCAATCAAACGTGAAGTGACGTATCAGTTGGTTGATGGTGATGCTGCTGTAGCTGTCACCGATCCTGTTCTCGAAACCGAGGTACATAACATGGACCCGAAGAAGGCGCTCATCGACCAGCTCATTAGCAAAGGTCTATGCGCGGAAGAAGATCGTGCTGAGTATATGAAAATGGGGGAAGCACAATTGAAAAAGCTTTCCACCATTCAAGTCAGCAATGCCAATCCGCCTGTGGTTGATCCACCGCCGGTAGTTCCACCCGCGGTCATCACTCCACCTGCGGTGCGGCCAATGACGTCTCAGGAATGGCTTGATGCTGCTCCTGCAGACATGCGCAACGATCTGCTCAATAAGCGGAAGGCGGATGAGACTGAGAAGAATCATTTGGTCGAGCAATTGGTTGCTAACGCCAAATGCCCGTTCGACAAGCCGTACTTGGATGAACGATCAATCGAAGAATTACAGGGTCTTATGCTCATGGCCGGCACTGATACGACTGATGTTCATAATGCCGCTACGGCACGACGCCCGATCTTCAAGGGAGCGTCTGGCGCTCCTTCGGCTGGTCCTGCTGCGCAAGTCACGGTATTGGAACTGCCGGCGACTCCGAAGTTCGGCGAACGGTTGAATGGAATTATTGGCAAAAAAGTCACGGCGTAATTAATTACGCTAAGCGTTTTTGGTTTTGATTTCTTAACACTCGGAGATTACTGCAATGGCTTTCCCTGATTTCAAAACCCCAAGCACCATCCGCCTCAAAGGCAGGGGTGGTAAATGGGAGGAGCGGCCGGCATTCGATGGAAACATCAAGCCGGGTCATGCTCTTATTGGCAATGCTGATGGTACTTGGAGAAAGAACAACGCCACAAGCGGTACGGACAATCCTGTGATTGTCGCGCTTGAGAACTCGCTTGGCGGTCAACCGATTACGGTTGCCTACACGACAGGTACAACGGTGTTTGGTTATATCGCTGAGAAGGGCGATAGGCTATATGTTCGTGTGCCGGCATCTGCTACAGCGATTGTGGCAGACGACTCGCTCCAAATGGATGCTGGTGGTTGTTTCATTCTGCAAACTGGCGCAGGAATTCCGGTAGTTAAAGCGCTTGAATCGCTTGACAACTCCGCCGGTGGTTCCGAAGCTTTTATTCGGGTCGAAGTGAAGTAATTTTGCCTTCGAGTGACACAACCGTACGGCAAACGGCCGTTTATCTTTACATAACTAAGGGAGCATCCAGAAATGGAGCCGAACTACATTCTGGGCGGCCAAGCCTTCGGTAGCGTTGCCGATCGGTTGGCGTCTGTAAACTGGGACACTGGCGCTCTTCGCCCATATTTGGGTGAGGATGGAAAGCCTTATGTTGCCAGAATAGTCGGGTACAAGCCCGACGGCACAACAGTCAGAAAACCATTTAGGATCGACGTTGCTAATGCTGCGACGTTGATGCCTGCCGGGTACTGGCAGAAATGGGACGATGCTGTTCTTGAGGCATCGAACATTCGTATGCAGGTTTGGGACGATCTAGCAGCCCGAACTCCATACGTCATTCCTGATGGTTATAGCATCACTGAGTTGCGGACGGTCAAAGCGTCGCACTTCGGTAAGGCTATTGTGAGCATGAATCCGATTCGCATAGGCGAGCGGGATCGTCAACAGATCGACTTCGACTACATGCCCATTCCGATCATCCATGCTGACTTTGACAACGATGATCGCGACATGCGTGTATTCGAGCGTGCTGGATTGCCTCTCGATACGTCACAGGCATCTGAAGCTGGCTACAACATCGCTCAGCAGGTCGAAGCGTTAGTTCTCGGTACTGGAACAGCATACGCTTATGGTTCCGGTGCCGTCTACGGTTATCTGAATTGGCCGTCTCGGCTAACTTACACCATGACCGATCCGTCTGGTGCTGGTTGGACGCCTAATGATTCGGTCAAGGAATTTTTGGATATCAAGAAGCTGTTGCGCAGCAAGAAGCGATACGGGCCATTCATCGTTTACACAGCACCGGATTGGGATTTGTATCTCGAAGATGACTACAGTGATATGTACGGCGGGGCGACGCTGAAGGATCGTTTGATGCGTGTTGGCGGTGTGGCAGATATCCGCTCACTCGATACGCTGACCGGCTTCAAGTCGATTTGGGTTCAGATGGACCCGCGGGTTGCTAGGGCAATTATCGCACTTCGGATGCAAGTCGTTCGATGGGAAGAGCAGGGCGGATTCTTAAAGTGCCAAAAGGCAATGTGCAGCTACCTGCCGCAGTTGCGTGCGGACGCCGATGGCAACACTGGCGTTGTGGACGTGTCAGTGGCGTAAGTCGCTGTCGCGGTGGGGAGCCGTGGTCGTTATTACCACCCGGCAGTTCTGCTGTCACTCCTGCCGGCCCCTTTTAACAAATTCAAAACCGAGAGAGGATCATAACATGCCAGTGTATCGACTGAGTGGGTATCACAATGTCAAAGGTGGGACTCACTATGAAGGTGTTGGAACGGACCGCCGAGGTCCGTATGAGCATGGGGATATCTGCAAATCAGATCGCGATTTGATTCTTGAATATCCAAACAAGTGGGAATTTGCTCCGCCTGGTTCGGTGGACAAGTTTGAGGCGTTGGATGCCCTAAATGAAAAGAAGAAAGCATCGCTTGATGCCGATGCCATCCGAGCAGCCAAGCTTGCAAAGAAGAAGAAAGGCAAGAAAGCCGAAGAACTTGACGAGATCGAAACGACGAAGGCTGCAAGGGCTGCGGCGGATGCTGCAGAACTAGCAGAGATCGAAGACGATGAAGAGGAGGCAGTCGATGAAGATGAAGATGTCGAAGAAGAGGATGAAGACGACGAAGATGCTGAAAAAGCAGATGCCGAAGACGAAGATGTCGAAGACGACGACGAAGACGAAGATGTCAAAGTACATGTGAAGAAGGCAAAGAAGGGCAAAAAGAAGTCCAAGGTTACGGTTAAGCACAAGAAGCACTAACCATCTAGTGAGCGGCAATGCCATTTAGAACTACCCAGCCGCTGGTTCGTGGGATCATCAAGATCAAGTCAACCATTGATCTTGATCCCTACATAGAACCGGCAAATGAACTGGTGACTGAACTTTGCGCTTCTGCCACAAAGGGCGATCCACCAGTGTCATTTCATACGGACGTTCGGTTGGAATTGATTGAACGATGGCTTGCCGCTCACTATGTTGCTGTTGCTTACAGACGGGCTATTCAGGAATCGGTCGGTTCAGTGCAGGTAACGTATGAAGGTAAAGTTGCTTTGTTGTTGCATGTTACTGAATATGGACAGAAAGCCATCCTTCTTGATACGTCAGGCAGATTGGCTGCCTACAACAATACACTACTCACTGTGAAAACACAGTTGCCTATAGGCGCTAACGCAGAGGGAAAGAAGCGTGTGCATTTCCTAGGCAACCAATATGGCATCGGTCGATCTGGCAGAGGCGGTGATTGATGCAAATTCTTGAAGATATGCTGGAAGGCGGATGGTTGGTCTATTGGGCTCCGCTTCAAGATGATGAAGGCAATCCAATCACAGACCCTCAAGGCGATCAGTTATATGATGACCCTGTGGATTTGCCTTGCCGATGGGAAGATTCTGTGGAGTTATTCGTCACTAAAACAGGCACTCAGATAACTTCCAAATCGAAGATATACGTTGGTGTGGATTTGAAGGAAGATGGAATTGTTCATAAAGGCAAAAAGGCAGATGTGCTTGATTTGGATGATCCGCTTCAAAACAAATATTCCCATGTGATTATTCGATTTGATAAATTGCCTACTATGCATCAGGAAGATGAAGAGTTCCTTAGAACGGCATATGTCTAATGGCACGAATTGTATTTGGAATGGACCGTTCCGTTGAGACGAAAGTACGTAACACCATTGGCGTGCTGCACGATATTAGGCAGAAACTGCCGGTTGAGTATTTTAAGTTAGTTAATACAGCTGCTGATTTAATAGGCGAACTGGGCGATCACTATTGCCCAAAAGATACTTTGGAATTGGTAAGAAGCAAATCTGTGCATATACTTAAAGGTCAAAGCATTGCTTCTTTCAGTATGATGAGTGATATTGAAATCATAATTCAATATGGGGGTGCGTCTGCTCCATACGCCGTGTATGTCCATGAGAATCCGCCGGATAGACAACAGCACAAACCTCCAACTTGCTACAAATGGTTAGAACGAGCCAGCAGAGAAGCCATGCCTGATATAAGCAGCATGATAGCTGCCGATCTTGATTCTTTCATACATTCATCTGGTCCTAAGTTCATTGGTGGTGGATTCAATTTTGGAGCAAGATAAGTGAGTCAATCGCTAATTCCATCGCCGGCATGTTTTATAATTCAGACTGCTTTGCAGAATCTGACTTTGGCTGGTGGTGTGACTGGATGGGGTTTGTCTCACAGCAAAATGCCAGACACGCCAGACAAATATGTCACGGTGTACGATACCTCTCCAATCATTGGCTTTAGACTCAAGCAGCTTTCGTTTTATCAAACTCGATGGTTTGGCATAATGGCTATGGTGCGATCCACCATAGACTACGATCTAGGTTGGCTAAAGATCGAGACAATGCGGGACACCATGGCAGGAGTTATCAATCAAGTCTTCACAGTCAATGCCATTGATTACAACATCAAGAATATGAAGTTGTCGTCTGGTCCGGTTTGGATTGGGCCTGAAATGAACGAACGAAAGCGTGAGCAGTTTACGATCAATTGGCTTGTAAAACTCAAGAGGGAATAGCATGGCTACTAAGCAGATGGTTATCAATCAAAGCGTTTCCAAGGATGGTCGGCAATACCCAGCCATCCAAAAGAAGATTCCTGCCGAGTCTATGATTGATATTGTGGTAGAACCGACTGCTGCTAAAACCGGACAGTTGACTACGCGAACTAGTGATACGGTCGGTACACTTACAATGACCGCGGGCCACGGCATTGTTGACGCCAATCGTATTGATTTGTTTTGGTCTGGCGGTGCAAGGATTGGAGTAATTGTGGGGGTGGTGTCCGTTAATTCTGTGCCGATCACTGGCGGCACAGGCGATAATCTGCCGGCAAATTTAACTCAGATAACAGCAAAGGTCGCTGAAGCTTTCGGACCTGCATTTGTCGGTACTGATGCTCAAGGTTTGTTCTTAGTCGCTCCAGCGAATGCCGACGCTGTGTTTGCATTTACCCAAGCAGATAATACGTTGATTTTTGCTAAGAGAGTTGCTGCTGGAGATATGTACGCTTGGGATGTGCAGAGTGGCGTGACAAACCCCATCACTGGACAGACAGTGGGTAAGATATACATAAGCCATGCCGCTAGTGATGCCGTGCGTGAAGTGACTGCTGTTACTTACATCAACTAACCCCAATTCTCGCAGGAGATAACTGTAATGGCCAATCGACTGTATGATGGATTTCCAGCCATGGTTACGATGGCGGATTTCCCCAACTTTGCTTTCTACATCAAGGATGTGACTGTTCCTGCTGTTACTGGTGGTGGTCCGCTGGACAGATCGTGGATGGGCACAGTAGGCTTTCGCAGAGCGACACCGAAGAAACTCAAAGCCATCGGTCCTATGACTTTGATCGGTGCTTACAAAACAGACATCTTCGACCCGACCACCGGCATGTATGCTTTGATAAATCACAATCAGCTATTCACCATCAAATATGCTGATGATGCAGAAACGGATATGTGGATGTATGTCAACGATTGGAGCAGCAGCACATACTCCGAGAAAGAGATGGAAGAAGCTAATGCTACGTTGGTTGTTATATTCACCGGAATCAACAACAGTGATGTTGAAGTCGATCCAGTGTTCCGTGCTGCCCCATAATTGCCCTTTCTTTTTGGAGAAGCAAAATGAGTGACAAAGAAGAAGTTGCTGAGGTAGAGGCAGAGGTTGAACAGCCCGATCCTCCGCCAGACGAAGTTCTTGTAGTCAAACTGGTCAGGAAGCACCGCAAGATTCATTTGTACGACGAAGATGGGACAGACCTCGGCGTGCATACGATACGTGAGTTTGTTGGACCTAATCGGTCGGAATGGCAGATGAAAAACAACAAGCGGTATCAGTATGATGAAGCAGGCAATCGATATCTTCACGATCTTCGCGACTTTCAGGAATCTTTGATATCCCAATGTCTTCACGATCCAGAAGGCAAGCAAGTCAAGCTGGAAACTATTCGTCCTTGGCCGGTGACTATCAAGCAGGATTTGTTTTTGATCTGCTTGGAACTAAATGCCATGACTGAGAAGGCAGAGGATCAGGAAAAAAAAGGGTCAGGGGGGAAGAAAAACTCTGGCTCATCCTCTGCGAAAGACTCGGACTGACAGAGAGTGAGGCAAAGAGCTCTATTCCCGAAACAGAGTTCATTCGGTGGATAGAGCATTTTCGGCAGAAATGGAATGAGCCGGATTTGATTTGCCACTATCTAGCTCAGATCGCTTTTGAAATATTCCGCCTGCCACTTCGGATGTTTAGCAAGCAAAAACACAATGTGACCATCAAGGATTTTCTGCTTAAGTTCAAGGAAGTCGTACCTGAAAAGGTTGAGCAGAAACCTGGTGGTCCTAAGTCGCTTCCGAAAGCAAGGATTGAGTTCAATCAGCGATTGGATAAGATCAAAGGCGCTTTTGCTTTGTTTGGGCATATTCCGAAAGTGGACGGTCATCGGACTTCCAAGATGTATATTCCTAAGCGAAGTCTTGATAACGGTAGGAAGAAAAAATGAACATTGAACCCATCGAGCAGCGGCTGATAGCGCACTCTACGGAATGGGTTACTGGAATGGAACGGGCTGAGAGAGCTACAAAAGCTTTCGAGGCTCGTGTTGCGCATTTGTTGACAACAGCTAGAAGCCCTATCGACATAAAGGTCAATTACACAGCATTAGATGCTGCTAATCGTGCGCTATTGCAATTTGAAGCGCAATACGAAAGGACCGCAACCAAAGTTGCGATGCAGGGACTCAAAGTATCTATGGGGTTGGCAGGAGATTGGAGGGGTGCTGATCCTAATTTGGTACGGCAGATGCAGTATTTTGGATTGATCCCGCCTGGAGCATCTGCATCGCCCATGCACGTTCCAGGATTGCCTGAAAATTTTAGACCAAATACGTTTCGAGGCGCTGCTCCTTTTATATTGCAGGATTTGCGTCAAAGAGGACTGCTGCCGCCTCTTCCACCAATTCAGTCCGCTTCATCCATGCACATTCCAGGACTGCCTGATCAATATCGACCAGATGTGTTCGGCAGGCAGTATGAGTTAGATAGGCGAATGATTCGCGCTACTGCTGATATGGTGGGATCGGGTCGAGGTAGAGGAGGCGGTGCAGTCGGCGGCGGAGGCTCATTTGCTAGTAGTGCATGGGGTAGTAATATCATCAGTGCTATTCTTGGTGGAGTTGGCGGAAGGTTTTTTGGTGGACAAGCTGCTTCCCAATTTGGCGCTGCTGGTGGATACTTAGGTTCTGCTATTGGCGGACCTGCTGGTGGGTTAGCAGGCGCTGGTGCTGGTGTTGCTGTTGGTGCTGGATTCAACATCGTGTCGAGTGTTATCGACAAGGTGAAGGATGTAGGCATAAGCGCCTTCCATATGCTCGCAAAAGCCATTATGGAGGCTGGCGAAGCTGCTGTGCATCTAGGTGTGGAATTCCAGAAGTCTGTTGTGATGTACGGCATTCTTACTGGCGACAAAGCAAAGGGGTCGCAACTATTCGGTCAGCTAAAGGCGATGTCTACGACCACCCCTTACGGGTTGGAGGGGCTGTCTTCCAATGCTCAAGTTCTGCTCGGATATGGTGTCAAGTCCGAGCAGATTCCAAATATGTTGTCTAGGCTTGGCGATCTTGCTGTAGGCAATCCAGACAAACTAAGGCGACTGTCGTTGGCTTATGGCCAGGTGTTGACTCACGGAAGGTTGCTAGGACAAGAAGCAAGACAGCTTGCTGAACTTGGTGTAGGTGTTAAAGACATTGCTGGTGCTGGTGGTATGTCCACTGCTGAGTTGCGTGAGTTGATGCGTGGTGGCGGTGCCAGTCCTAATCTGGTTACGGGAGCAATCAACGCACTCACCAATCCCGTAGGTCGATTCTTTGGCGCTTCAAAAGGATTGATGGAAGACACTATATCGGGTCAGTGGAAGAATCTAATGGCTAGGGGAGGCATAGCGCTAGGAGAATTCGGTGAGAAGGGCATGGGGCAGCTTGGAGTTAGTGGCGGTATCAAGGATTTAGGTGATGTTCTTGATGCTCAGAAGCCGAGACTCGATGCCTTTTTGGATTGGCTTGAAAGGGCAACAAACGCCGCCGATCCATTTATCACCACACTCCATTTAATTCGAGATTCTGCCACCGATGCTTTTAGCCGCATAAGTGACGCTACTCCTAAGTTTGAAGAACTGCAGGGGGAGATTAGGGAATTTGCTATAACAACTGTCACTTTGTTTGACATGATGAAAGAAGCGATATTGGCAATCCCAGAGGCGGTCAGCTTAGCTGCTAAAGCATTCAGAATAGTGAATCCAGCCGCAGCTGTAGCTTTAGGTAATCTCGGACTTGCCGTCCCTCCACATGTGAGAAAGTCATATTTCGAGATGCGAGAGGCAAATGAAAGGGCTTTTGATATAGAGCAAGGACAGAGAAATCGTGGCAGGAATTTCAGGAAGGGAAAATCAATTTATGACTCGATGGTCCGATCCATTTGGGGTGGTGAAACATCGGTGACGCCTGAAATTGCACTAGGCGATTATCCTGGCCTTGGCAAAGAAGATGAAGATGTAGTGCGGTTTAGAGAGCAGATGGAACGACAGTCAAGAAGCTTCGGTGGACGCACCCCGTCCCCATATGCTGCTTATCAGTATGGAATGGGAATGACCGAGAGGGCATTTCCTAAGGCATTCGGGGTTGGCAGTCCAATCGGAATGTTTCCGGAAGCTTTGTCTGGCTACATGAGGGGGATGATCCCAAGGGGGCCAGAGTATACGCTGAGTGGGCCTGCCCTATCTACTGATTCTAATTTTTCTGTTCCTAAAGCTGCTAGATGGAGTTCTTTTGGGGCAGGACAAATCAGCAGCTTGATGGGAGCCATACTGCCTGGTGTATTCCAAGCTGTGCAAGGATTCAGAGATCAAGCCAATCTTATCCAGTTCAAGGAATTAGAAAGATCACTGCCTAAAGTATCTGAGCGTTTGACACCTGCGATGGAATTTGGATCGTCTGAGGCAATGGATGCAATCAATCGATCCAGTGATGCGCAGTTGTCTGTTTTGGAGCAGGTGCGATCTGTGCTGGAACAAGCAAACACATATCATCAGCAGATAGCTGAACGAAATGCTGAGATAGTTGAAGCTTTGAAAGCATTACAAAACCCGCAGGCGATTAAATAATGTCAGCACCTGATTGGTGGAGAGCGACCGAAGAATTGTTTGATGAACGTCCAGGCACACCATTCGATGATACTGGTGGTGATGCCAAGCGTGAGTACGTTCGTAAGTTCCGCATGATGGTTAATTCGCCGTTGGTGGATCAGGTGACTGTTGGATTTGGTCCAGGCATCCCACGACCATATTCACCAATGCAGCGGGCTGATGGATTTATAGTTGATCCGTTGGCTTTGTTGTTGAGAATATCGGCAGACATGGAGGTCAAGGATGATTGGCAATCTTGGATTGTGATTTGTTTTTATTCTACCAAAGTTCCGCCAGGCGGACCGCGACCTGGCTCTGCTAACAAACCAGGACACAGTGACAAACCAGAGTCCGATCCGCCAGATGTTGAATGGGATAGTGAAGTGATACGGATGGCTTTGCAGTATGATTCGGAAGGCAAAGCTTTCCTGAATTCTGCACAACAACCGTTTACTCCAGCACCTACGTTTGAAGTCGGCTTTCGTGTTGCTATGATATCTCGCAATGAGTTGCAATACGATAACGACAAAGCAGAAGAGTATCAGTTTGCTGTCAACAAGGATGATTTCAGAGGCAAGAAGCCGGGTCAATGCTTGATGTATCCTTGGAAAGCCAAGAAGATATACAAGGGTCCATATGAGTATTGGCGAATTACATACAAGATTAGATTCATCACTCATTGGAAGAACTTGCCTGGTAATCTTGTATTGAGAACTTGGCAGCCGCGGTTCCTAGATGCTGGTCTTAACGAGTTGCGGTTGAAGTTTTTCTTTGGGGCTGCCGGTCCTGCAATTCCTATTCCTAAAATGGTGTTGGTGCCGATCTACAACAAAATGGGACAGCCGATATCCCAGCCGGTTTGTTTGGACGGCGCTGGCAAAGAAGCAAAACCCGATCTGGTTACTGGTAAAGTTTTGCCGACGTGGCTGACGTTCAAAACTCATCTTGAGCAGCCTTTCAAGCCGCTCAATTTAGAAGGTCTGCTATAAGGAGCAAGTCGTGTCGCAATCATTAGGAACGCCTGGCGAGAATTTCAATGCTAGAGGTAATTGGATATTCGACCAGACGAGCCTTCCTGCTGGTTCTGTAGGTAATGCATCGGCGGATGCAGCCGATCCGTTTGAACCAGACAAGTCAGTACAACAGCATACTATTCCATATGCGGAGGCCCGCGCTTCTTCACCAGCAGCAAAACGAATTGCTCTTAGAAGGGCGCTTGCTGCTGGCACTATTGAGGACTTCACTTGTGGGTTGAGTGATAGCAATAGCACTGGCACTGTGACGATTGATCTGCTGAAGAACGGAGCTACTGTACTAAGCGCCACAATTACATTGAATTCCACACCAGGCACAGGTGGTACGGATTTCGATGACATTTCTGCTGGTATTGCATCTCCTAACTATGTGGCTGGTGATTGGCTTGAAGCCAACATTACTGTATCTGCTCCAGATGGTAAGGGGTTGTTGGTTCAACTCACGGTCAATGAGCAGCCATTCTAAATGTCCTTAATCAATCTATCCAATGACGATTTCGACAGACTTTGTGCTAGCATAAGGGCAACAGAAGCTAACACAAAGTCTGAAGGCAGACATACGCCTCAGCCAACCGCGCCTGCTGGTTTGGTAAAAACCATTGTCAGGGTCATAGATGGTACGCCTGATGCTGATGGTTATTATAATGCGGTGTTCATAACTAAAGGTTTCCATCCTGGCAATGATACAGGCGATCCTGATCTCGAATGTGACTTTGAAGTAACCAAAGATGCTGACAACGATGATGATGCGCTGAAAGTAAAAGGGTACAATGGAAGCAAACTAGGCGTGGATCAAAACTACGAATGCTCCATACTTGGATTCAAGGACAAATTACCTAGAGGATTTATAGACGATGGTAGTAGAAGCAAGGCAAGATTTGTTATGTTCACACTACCTAGTGCTCTAGTTGTTACTGATGCCAGCAAGGCTAGTTGTACAGTAGGCGGTTATTGGGATGGTCCGAGTCCTGGCTCTACTATCACTGTTTATAATATACCGGCAAGTACGAACTATATATTTTTTGGAGCAAGCGGAAACACTGGATTGGCCAGCTATGATCCTACCAATGACAAATATTGGATTATCCAAGTAGAATGTCCTTAATTTCAACATTACTATTGTCGTTTCTTTCTGTAGTATTGATTGCTTTCGGTTGGATGCCATGCTGCTGTCCATCTGGCGGCATCATCACTGATTGTTGCAGCTCGATTGCGATTCCGGAAACTCTGTATCTTACGCTGACTCATGTCAGCGGATCATGTACGTGTTTCGATGGCACCGTTGTAACTTTGACTTGGATCGTCGATTCTGGTCCGTTATGGGGACCTGGATATTGGAAGGGTTCGGCAACCGTTTGTACTGACCAAACTTGGGTAGTGAGGTTCTATTGCAATCAGACGTTTGATGCTACTTGGGATTTAGAAGATGGAATTTCCGGCGACGGTGGCACGTGCTTTATGGTTGGGCATGGAGCTGGCACTTCAACCACGGGAACTTGTTCGCTACCGTTTTCAGTGACGTATTCTAGTTCAGTGTTTTTTAGCTCAAATATCAACTCGGCCCCTTTGTGTTGCGCGGCCGTGAGTTCCGGAACATACACGGGCGTTATAACGGAATGATACTGCCTTGTGGACATCGATGCGACAAGACGCCAGTTGAAGGGTGTCCTTATTGCTCGATCCGTCACATCGAATTCCATTGGCAACGATGGTGCGGCAAAGGCAAAAAGAAAATGACATTCTCCGAAGTTGCCGCCGCGAAGCGCCACTGACAAGAAAAGAAAGCGGCCGGTCGGCCGTGCTTGGATTGAATGATTATAGTTGGATTACCTTTCCTATTTGCAAGTTCTCGTTGTGAGTGACAAGGATAATTTGCAGTTTCAATTCTTCCGACAATGACATAAGCAAATCACCGATTCTGGCTGCGTTATCTGCATCAACCATCTTGAACGGTTCATCGAGGCAGAGTAATCTTCTCTTCGCCGGTTTGGCGAATATCAAACAAGCAAGTCTCAAAGCAAACGCAGCTACATCTACCACCCCTCCGCTAGTTTCATTAAGCGGGTCTTCTAGCAACAACCCATCTCGATACAGAACTAGATTAGCTTCTGTCTTCCCGCGCTTACGCTCGAAGATGATTTTGAACGTGTAGGGATCAGGGAAGATCGCCCTAAGGCATTTAGTCACCACACTAGCTATTTGCTTGTGTGCCTGTTGCTGGACGTTCTTTGCCAGTCGCTGCAGGATTTCTTGAGCCTGAAGGGAAGAATCTAGCCGCTTCTTGCGAGATATTAAGGCGGTGCGTTCCTGATTTCGTTGTGACAACAACGAGATGTACTTCATCTTCCGGCCAGAGACAATTTGTTTGATTAGTTTCAGTTTCATTGACAGGCTCGGCAAAAGAGATTTCATCTAAGCGATTTTCTAAATCCCTTATCTTACTTAGGCATCGACTGTTCATTTTGTATAAAGCAAGGCAACAACAGGACAAACCTATAAAGCTAATAGCGATATATTCAATCATCTTTCAACTCCCGTAAGATTTGCTTCCAGCGTTTATCGAACTTCTTCCGCTTGGTATTGTATCTACTCAACGCCTCGATCTCTTGTTGTTGCAACTCAGCTAACTTGGCTTCTGCGTCTCGCAATGTTTTGCATCCGAACTCATCTCGAATTCGTTTTAGCAATTGTTCGTAGGCACCTGCTGCTTTGTCGGACTCCGTTCGGAGCCGCTCTACTTGTCGTTTCAATTTAGGCAGATCATCGAACATAGAAAGTACCTTCGTGGAAGTTCTTGTATGTTACTCTAATTGAATCTCCGATGTACCAGCCAGGAGGGCCATTCGTCAGCAATTTGATTATGTATTCTTTTCTGCCGCGGACGTACACAATCCTGCCATATGCTTTCGTAAAGTAATTGCTGTTTGGTTTATTAATAAGCAATTCAACTTGTGTGCCGACTTCCATTTCAAATCTCCTCGATTGCTTCAAGTAAGAGTCTTCTCACATCCTCGTTGATTGTTCCATCTTTGCTGTAACGACGAACCGCACTTGTGAAGTTGATTCCTTGTTCTGCCAACTTTGTCAAAGAATCAATCAAGTTCTTTGCATCGGCATGATCTTCTGCTTCACGCAATGTACCGCCATCCTCTTCCCATTTATCTTCTGACGTGTCGAGATAGTACGGCGTGATCCCGCCATCCGCATGAATCATACCAATGATCGGTCGGATTTCCCGCTCGTCGATCTTTCGGCGAATGAAGCAGCCGCAGTTGATGATGCTAGTGCCGGCTCGTTTGTGAATGAACGGATGGTGATTGTCGCCGAAGACACCTACATCAATTTTATCTCGCTTCATGCTTCTGTTGTACTTCGATGCATGCGTTCGATTATCCATTCCCGGTACTTTGGTTTTGGCATCCTTCCAGATGTATTGATGATTCAATGCAATTCGTAGGGTTCCTAAACTCGCCATATCGCAACCGTTGAACAAATCAGCACGGATCATTGTATTGTATGCTGATTTGTCTATCAATTCTGGATTGTGATACGGTAAATCATGATTGCCAGGAACCGTGTATGTCCATTTACCATCGAAGCTTTTGAACACATCCATTGCAAAGTTGATCACTTCTGGGCTTGGATTCCATTTGTCGAATATGTCACCTGGAATTAGGATAGGCAAATCACCATCAAATTGTGAATTAAGCCATACCAACTCTTTGAATGGACGGCGCATAGCTTCAAACCAATCAGGTTCTAATGATCTTGCTACTGGTGCTTTCGCCGAGAAGTGAATATCCGAGATTGCAAGTGCTACCACATCTTCCACTTTTCCTATTCGTATTTCCTGCCGCAGACGGGGCATCGTTTCTTTGCATACTTCAAAAGGGACTTCTCCGACGTTCTCAGCGACCTTTTCTTTTCGATGGCGCATGTCTCTGCCTCCTTTAATTCAGCAACAAGGTAATCCAATGCTCTTCTGTCCTCGGCATACTTGAACATTTCACCATTCACTTCGAGCAACGAATCAAAGTCTGCCAAGAATTCTGTTGTGGTTTTCTTCACTAGGCGCTTGTACTTTTTGGCCTTTTCGATCAGATCGGTCAGTGTCCGGGCCGATTCCTGGCGTTTCTCGGCTCTTTCCCCTAGACGGACCACCCTACCGATCTCCCCAGCGATTCGTACAGACTCGATCTCCCTTTGTCTGGACTTCCGAGCGGTCTGGACTAAGATCGCAAGTCTGGAGCGATTTAATACAATGTCGCTATGTCGCTCTTTTGCTGCTTCTAACTCGGCAAGGTCCATTTCGCACTTCCTTATCCATTTCGCTCTGGCAATTTCGATCTTGATTGACTTTAGCCGCTCTCTCGATACGGCAATTTCAGATTTGGCTGTTCTTACTTTCTTGCCTATGAATTCGAGCGAGTTGTCAATCGCATCGAGGTTGATGATTTGATTGAGTTTCTTTGAGACTTGACCTGCTGAATCTGAGAACCAGAACGGCGTTTCCATCTGCCGTTGGAAGTTTACTTCGCTGATGTTGAGCAGTTTGTCTACTTCGTCTGGGACTTTGCCTCTACCAAATGCGGCGAATCGGCGTCCGTCGAGTCTGTAGGTGTTGGTTCTTTCCCCGCGAATACGTTTGACGGTATGCCCATCGACCGTAAGGTTTGCTTTAAGGTTCCTGGATAATTTACTGTTGGATCGCCTAACAAATCCCAACCCGCTTGGTTGATTGGCGGCGATAAAGCGTAAGGCCCTAATGATGGCGGACTTGCCGGCATCGTTGGGTCCGATGAGAGTTGTAACGGTTGGGCTGAATCTGATGGTGAGTCGCTCATGGCATTGAAAATCCTTAAGTGTTAGTTTGCTGATTGTCATTAGTGCATCCAAGCGCTTAGACCGAACCATGTCGAAAACGTGTCATGCCACTTCTCTTCTATCTTCTCGTGGAAGTGAACGACACGCCATCCTGATCTGCCTCCACTTCCGCTTGATTCTTTCTCAAAGTATATTTCAGTTTTGTTCCAATCAAGTTTGCAAAGGAAATCCATGAATGATAGAAAAGCAATTGTCCATCTATCATACTCTCCCAATTCTGATATAGCTTTGTCCAGTTCTGCTTTAACTTCGTCTATGCTGATTTTCTTTCTTTCGAACTTTGGGGCTGCTCCGGTGTCACGCATTTGGTTTCTCCTCGTTGTCGTCGATTTCTTCTGTCATTGCTAGTATGGTGTCCCATGCACTTTGGATTTGCGCGTCGCCTGGTTTGTTCAATCCTATTTTGATCCGCTGTCGAATCCATTCTCTGATTGCTGCTGGCGCTGCTGCGTCTCGCTCCAACAACACAAATAAAACCTCGTCATCTTTTGCTTTGTTGAAACAGCTGTTTGGATTGCTGATCTCTTCGGATTTCTTCATTCTCAATCTCCGTTAGAGCCATCGTTTGATCCCTATTCTAGCACAAGCATCTTCACTTGCTCTTCTATATTCCGCGTCAGGATAGCATTCTTTGATAGTTGCCGATCCGACGTATTGTAGAAGTCCCTTCATCACACGAACCGCAACTCGTTTTGGCATGCATGGTGCGGATTTATATAGTTTAGCTGCTGGATCGCCGGACCACACCATCGTCACACCAAAATTAAGGAACACTCCACGACTCTCACTGAATATGACGTAGTGTGGCGTTTCTACTCCCTCAGCTTCTTTTCTTTTTGCCATAACTTCTCGATGTCCTTTCTGGATACGTTGGCAAGAAAATGATCCAATCTCATAGCAACAAACGAAATTGGAATGCAATCTCCATTAGCAGTCACACGTTTAGCATTCATCGCTAGAAACGGTTTTGTCGGTTTGGTATATATGAAGCAGCCTTTAACGCACAAAGCCATATATAACTTCAGTGGAAAGTAAACTATTGCTTCATGATTGTCCCTTCGTATAATCAGCATCCAGTATGGTGTGTTGGCGTTGTTTCTTGCCGTAATCGTTTGATCCAAAAATTTCTCGAACTGAGTCATGTTTGATTTGGCTTTCATCTTGCGAGGCCGGTCTAGTAGATCGTGAATGCCTGTTCCATATCCACGTTTGGCTTCTACGGTGATTAATCTAGTGAATGGCTCGGCACAAGGATGCGTAGCAGACACATCCCCACATTTGCCTGTAGTTCTCATTCCCTTCTTGCGTCTAGTAGTTGCTCGTGCGCCTGAGTTGTCTGTGCGCCAGAAGCACGAATCTTCTTCATGACCCAACCACCAGGCAGAAAGTATGTAGCACAACTCCCGTTCAAATTTGCCGCCCTTTTGAGATTTGCGATGCTTCTTGCGTTTGCGTTTCATTTGATAGGCTCCGCGATGGCGTACTCATTAGATTGTCGAGTCAGAAGGATATGGACCTTCGGTTTTTGCTGATCGAACACATGCTCGACTAACCAACCAACAGTGCCAAGTTCCTTCATTTTTGATTCGATTACTTCTGGCATGAAACATTCAAATTCGACCATCATGTATTCGTATGGTGTCATTTGTCAAATCTCCTATTTTGATTCTCTTGGAGGATCGAATTTGAATTTATCCGCACCAGAAAGCCAAGCATCGAAGACAGTAGACGTTACCCACCCGGATTTGCCGGGCCGCTGAGTATAATTTGATTGGTCGAAATCGTATTCGTGTTCTCGAAATATTCGTATTACTTCTTCTGCTGCTTTGATGGTGTTGTCTGTATAGGTGATTTGATGTTTGAGTCTGTCGATTTGATGCTCGATCACCTGTTTGATTTCGCTAGGTTTATCTTTCTTCTTTTTGCCACGCTTCCATCGCTTCAGCATCTTCTGAAAACCTTTCAACTTCTTCTGGAAGGATGATTTGCTTTCAGATAATTGATTCAGAACTTGAACCATACCAACATCCATATGTTTGGCGAGGTCCACCTTGTCGAGATCGTAACCTTGTTCCACTAATTGCTCAACTACCTGATCCAGCGCCTGAGCAAGAATACCCATCACATCGTTGAAGGTATTGAATTGGGGTTCTTCTCCATACTCGTCGTATCGTTGCCTCTTCTCTGGATCGGATAAAGTGCTGTAGGCAACTACAGCCCGCTCGAACACCTTTCGATCTCCACCACGATCAGGGTGATGCTGCTTTGCCATTTTGGAATACGCCTTTTCGATTTCTTCTGTTGTGGCAAGTTTAGAAACGCCCAGGAATTCATAGTGATCTTTTGACATATTACCGTCCTGAAAAGAGATGCCTAGATGCAGCAGACGGGTCGTGATCTGCCATTGAAGCCATCCCCAGCTTATCCATCAACTCCATCCATGCTTCTTTGGTTGGAGGTTTGTGTTCGGTTAGTTTGAATTTTTTAGTTTCTGGATGGGGCAAAGCAACAAGTTCCATATTGATCTTGTATTGCTTACTGCGCACCCACTTATCAATCTCTGCATGTTGTATCTTATTACGAATCCATTTGATTGCAGTCTTCTCGCCGACCCCTTTAATGCCGGGGATATCGTCTGAGACGCAACCAGCTATGGCTTTCACTTGAATCCATTCGTGAGGACTTATGCAATACTCGCGCACGAACTTTTCTTTTGTCAAATACTGTTGTGATCTGGGCTGATAGATCGAGATTCGATTACTTAGTAACTGATACAAATCCTCGTCGCCTGAAACAAGAATGGCGTCCTGATTCATGTTGAGATAGTCACAGGCTGACGCCATAATGTCATCTGCCTCCATCCCTTCTTGATAAAGGATGTTTGGGTAGCCTAGCTGTTCAAGATAATTCCGACGCAACGATTCAATTTGCTCTTTCATGACGCTTATAACTTCGCCTTTTTTAGGATCACGATTCTTTCGACGTGTGGATTTGTACCAATCAAACTGATCTGATCGTCTGCTCTTGCCTAGATCGAATGCAAAGGCAGACAGATGCGTTCCAAACTTCTCTTGCACTTTGACGATCTCTCGGAACACGCCGTACAAGACACCTGTAGGTCCGCCCTCATGGGATAGATCGCCAGTAGTGAACAAGGCACGATAAGCAAGATTGTACATGTCGAAAGATCAACCACGTTTCTGTTTTCACGGTACGTGCCTCCATATCTCTTTAGAAATGATTTTGCCAATAAGTGCATGACACACATCAAAAAGCCGACTCAATTCAGATTTAGACCATCTTCCTGTTTTCCACAATCGGCGAATTTGGTATATGGATTTTTCGTGCAGTTTACTATTCCAATGCTCTTCTCCAAAAGGCACCTTATGTCTGCCTTTGCTCATCATGTCGTTCGTGTTATCTTGTGCTGTGCCTATCCATAAATGATTGGGGTTGCAACATCTAGGATTATCACAATCATGAAGCACCCATTCAGTATCTTCCAGCCATCTACCTAGATGCAATATCATAGCAAATCTGCTGGTGCTTGTTGCAAAGGTTCTTCCTATGGAGAAAATCCCGCGACGCTTTGTGCCTTTCCAATTCCAACAATCATTAGGCTTGCCAATATTTACATTGGTCCAAAATCTACGAGCGATCCATTTATTCGTAGGCCAATTCTTTTGTTTTCCAAAGTCAGCGAAGCATTTCCTAGAACATAGTCTTGCTTTCTTGCGTACTTTGTTGGAATAGTATTGGAATTCTTTCCCACACCGCTCGCATACGGCAGATTCCCTAGGCATGATTACTCCTCAGCCAAGTCTTAGTCTTCATCATCATCCCCTCTGAAATCATCGGACTCCGCAGCAAATGCCTTTTTATCCTGCTCAGATAAAGGCTCGTCTTCCGCTTCCACTAAAAAGGCGCAGCTGTCTTTGTGCAATATGCCAGAGTCTAAAGACAGCACTCCGTACTTATGCTCATCATCTACCATCACATGTTGTCCTTCATTGAAAAAGGATGCTCGTTTTCTTTTGCCTTTAGATACTGATTTCTCCATCAGCTTTTCACCGCAAATCACGCAGCGTTGGATCACTCTTGTCTCTTCTTGATCGGCTTCAAAGTACAAACCGACAGCAGGACCGGCAAGATGTATCACTGGCATTTTCTTTTTCTCCGCTAGGTGTGCTAGAATCTCGTAACGGAAGTATATTGCTTCAGCAAGAGATAGAACAAACTCTTGCAATTGTTTCTTAGTCATTCGTATTTGCTCTTTCGGTGAATTGATAACTGCTCGTCAATGGACTTCCAGACTTTCAGAACAAGCATTTGCAATTCACGCTCCATGCCACGCTTCTCGATCTTGCGAATCAGTTTGGATTTTGTCGTGGACAAGCCGAAGTCTTCTGCGTGGATGTTCGATCCTTTCTTACTCCAATGACCTCGCTCGATTAGAAAGTCAACGCACGATCCAACATCATCTATGCCGAACGACCAATAGATTGGAACATCGACTTTCTTTTCTCGTCCGGTATGTCGAGACTTCTCAACTTTGATCCTGGCAATTATTCCTTGCTGTTCTCGGCTTTTCTTGCTTCCTATTTTGATATCCTTCTCAATGTCTTTTTTGATCGAGAGCCAGCATTCAATGTGGGCATAGAATTTCATTGCACGACCGCCGCCTCTAGTCTTCTGGTTTGGAATTAACCCTCCGACTTTATCGCGGGTCTGTGCTATGAAAACGACAATTGAACGTGTCTTGCGCAGCTTGCGTGGAATGGATCGAATCTTTCCGCTGTTGGCTTTGGCCTTGGCCATACCGTAAGAGCCGGTCGTTTCTTTGCCTTTGCGATGCGCTCGCTTCTCTTTGTCGAATTGCTCGATATCCTCTTCAGCGTCCAAGGCATCCATACTATCTAGTACATAGATGCATGGTTTCTTGGCGCTTAGAGCATCATCAAGATTGTAATAGAGTTCTTGTACTGTCTCGCTGTATACCGGCTCGTCTCGTGTTCCAGCTGGTGGGCGGATTCGTTTTGCCATTTTGGAACCGAAGAATCGCTCCAGTTCCATCTTGGCACCGTTCTCCACATTGTCGTAGATCAGTTCGTAGTTGTCGAAGTGTTTGTTGTTGGCAGCCTCAGCCAAAGCAGTCAAACCTATCCATGTCTTGCCGGCTTGTGAATCTCCTACCACCAATACATAATCGGACTTTGCTATCCCGCCTCGAATGCGTCCGGTCATGGCGAGATTGAGCAGAGTCGATCCTGTGGATAGCAAATCCTCAGCTTTGGTTACGTGTTTGGTTTCTTTTGATTTCATTGCTGCCTTTATTCGTTTTACAATGGACATTGCAGGCACCTGGATAGATTGATTCCTGGTGATAGTATTAGCCAAATCAGATTGGCGATTTCATCCTGCCAATCACCTTTCCAATCACAACACAAAGCAACAGCAGTCATTTGTGTTCCTTCAAAGACTTGAGTATCTCAGCACTTGTTTTTGCCTTCTCGGCATCTATTTTTTTCTGCTCATCAAAATATTCTTGGAACGCCTTGCGATAGAGAATGTACTCGAAGAACACCCCACCAGCGCGTGTTCGTTTAGTCCAGAAGTTCAAAAGGCACAGGAACATACCAGTAGCTAAGCATAAGCATAATCAAGATGCCGAATATGGCGCAGACCCAAACACAAACTTGTTCCATATGTACGCTGATTGTCATTTGATGCTCCTAAAAACAGGTGCCGTCGCACTCGGCACCAGACCCCACACCAGACCCCATCGTGGATCAGTCATCATCATCATCATCGTCGTCGTCGGCATCATCATCGTCATCGTCATCGTCTTCTGCTTTCTTCTTTTTCTTTTTGCTCTTCTTCTTCGGCTTTGGTTCGTCGTCTTCATCATCGTCTTCATCATCATCGTCATCCGCATCATCCCAATCATCTTCCTCTTCATCCTCTTCTTCGTCTTCCTGCTTCTTGCCTTTCTTTTTTGGTTTCATCAATTCGTCGATGTCGATGACTGACAGACGTTCCTGGCCTGGAACTTTGATCTCAGCAAGTCCGCGCTTTCGATTCAATCGTTTGATTTTGCCGTTCATGCGCTTGCCACGATACACAAAGTCTACCGAGTCACCTTTGCTCCATTCATCTTCATCATCTGCATCTTCATCGCCATCCTCATCTTCTTCGGCATCATCTTCATCATCTTCTTCGTCGTCATCTTTTGCTTTCTTTTTCTTCTTCGGCTTGTCATCGTCGTCCTCGTCATCATCTTCATCATCACCGCTCTGCAGAAATATCTTCTTCAACTCGTCATATTCCAACTCTATCGGCAGCGATTCAAGATCAACAGCCTCTTCTAGTAATGCTTCGTCGAGCGGCTCAGACCGCTTCTTGAATTCAATGTCGGAGAATTCGATGTACTTCTGTTTGCCCATCGATTCTTCTGAGCCAGTGATTCGTAGCGTTCGGCCCTTCGTTGGATGGAAGAATTGATTCAATCGTTCTCGATCCTCATCGTCTGCCGTCCTGATCTTTTTGTCCAGATGTTTGCCGAAGTTGTGGAATGAGATTTCAAAAATCTGCACTCCCTTTTCCGGCTCACCGTGATCGAAGATGTTGAACAATTGCCGCTCTTTGGGATAGAGCGACTTGACTAGCTTTTTCTCTTCCTCCGACTCTGCTGATTTCTCTAGCTTGATCCGATGTTCACAGACCGGACATTTCTTGCCAAACGTGCGCTGCAGGCAGCAATACGAATTGTTGTCCGCTCCAATCCGCGGATGGATGAAGTAAGTCAATTCGTAGTAATAGCTGCCTTTCTCTACTTTCTTGTTCGGATTGCGTTTGCCTACTTTGTATGGAATGACTTCGATCTTCCACGTTCCTTCTTTCTTGGGGCCGAAGAACGAGACACCTTCCGGCACGGCAATCGCCGTTCGTTCACCAACCCCCTTTCGAAATGCGAGCCGGTCGCTCGCGGATGCAAACTTTTCCTTCTTCTCTGCTCGGCTTTTCTTGCTCATTTCGTAAATCCTATTGATGGTGTTTGGGCGAATTAACTTTCAAGAACGATGCCTGTGCCTTTTGCTGGGAACCTTTGCCTATGTACGATTTTCTTATTCTCGCTAATGAAGTGCAGAACTAGAACCGGCAGATGATCCACACTTTGACGTTCGTAAGTTACGCCAAATCCAGGAGATTCAAAAGTCAGTGGATCAGTATTATCAAAATCTATATGCTCTGCAGGTCCGCCGTCCTTCGATGTTTGAATCGGCACTCTGACTATTGCTTTCATGCTAATCATCCTCATCGTCAAGGTTAATGCCTCTACGACTGTTCTTTGCAATCTTCTCACTTGCCCTTCGGCTGTGCTTGCTTTCTCTAGGCTCGGCATAGAATTCCATACCCAGCAATTGAACTCGACCTTCTAATGCTCCTTTCCGGTGATGGAGTGCGGTTACAAGGGCTTCGACGTAATCCATTTCATGCTTGCGTTTGTTCATCCTCCTGACTGCTTTTTGGTAATCTTCGTGGGTCACCACAGCAAATTCAACTGCTTTATCTGTCGCCTTTTCCAAACCGAAGTTCTCTGGCTTCTGCCTGCATTTTAAGTTAAGATTTGCCTCTACAAGATCGAGCATTGCTTTTGCTTCGTTGAACTTCAATCTGGCATCTGCTAATTTCCGACCTGCTAGTAGCATCTTCTTCGGCTGCTTCAGCCACTCTACGTCCAGTTGACTATCGTCAATATCGATGACAGAATCCATCAAAAACCCTCCTCTTCGTCTTCCTCAGGCTCATCATCTGCAAACATTTCGCTGTCATCTAGCAAGTCAAGACAGATCACTGACTCTGTGGACGTTTGGTTGAAATCGTATGAAACACGACAATATGTTGGTTCTGGTACACAATCCAACATTACTGCATTACAGGCAAAATCCGAATGCTTTGGATTTTTGCATACTTCAATTACTTCCAACACAACAGCCCGCGCATGACTTCCACGATGGGCTACTAGATCGCCTACATCAAATGAAAGACTCATAATCACTCCTCGATTCTAGCAATGGTGACAGAAAACGAAACACTCGACACAGGATAGACCCACGTATCAGGCGACATTTTGAGAAGTATGCCTGGGGTAGGGCTGATCTGGATCGCCCATATCGGCTCAGGCAAATCTAGCGCTTGAATCAATCCAGAATGCACAACAGCAATTTGATCTAGGTATGGGCTGTTCACCCAATCTGGTGATTTGGCAAATCGTGCAGGATCGAGTCGGGTCGGCTGTTCTCGGACTCCATACAAAGCATAACTACTATCGGCAGGTGGGAATACCGGATCAACCCGCATGAACAAACAGCCGTTTGGATTGTCTTCAAAGATTGTGCCTGTACTGAGACTCCCTACTGTAGTTCCTTTTTGCACAGGCACAACAGTTCTTTTTGTTTCAGGCGGATTCGCACCGATTGCCAGGAAAGACATGGACAGCAGAACGATCAAATACCTCATCGTCGATCCTCCCTTAGAGTATATCGGTTATTTCCTTCCAGCGTGAACTACGTCGAAACAGGACGCAGCGAGTCCGGCCTTGCCGCAGTCGTAGAAGTTTTCGCGAAATGCTTCTATGATGATGTATGATCTACTTGCAAACTTACCGCCGCCTAGAAGCACTTTGACGGCGTAGGCAAGGATAATTCGCCTTACCGTCTCAGGCTCCTCATCCACCACTTCAACCAACTTGCTTATTTCCTTCCACGGTTTGGCATATATCAAAGCTTGTGCAATATCGAATCCTTGAGCGCGGAGATTGGACTTCTCAAGCGTCTCAATCATATTGTCTTCGCTTTTCAGATCGATCACCTGCCCAAGAAGAACCAATGCCTTTCGTGGCGATCCATCGGCAACTTCTACGATCTTGTCTTTAACATCGTTTGGAAATACATCTTGAGCACCTTCTTCGCTCAAAACATATTCTATCAGCGAGTCCATATCTTTCGGCCGCACGTCTTTGAACTTGATGTGCGTACAGCGTGTGTGTATCTCTTTCCTCAGCCGTTGCGGGTCCGTGGTGCAAAGAATGAAGTACACCCAATACGGCGTATCCTCTAGCATCTTCAGCATTGCACCTTGGGCATCAGGTGTGAGTCGATGTGCTTCGTCGATCAGATAAATCTTGCACTCACTGTCCGGTCCTGGTGACTGCCGCATCCTAGAATCGATAGATCGAATGTCGTTGATGCCATTCTTATCAGCAGCGTTTATCTCATAGAAATCACGCTTGCCGCATTTGAGTTTCTTGCGCATGATTCTAGCAGCTGTGGTCTTGCCCGTACCTGACGGACCACTGAACAACATGGCGTGCGGCACTTTGCTTTTCTTGATAAAGGCACGCAGGACACGAACGACATCATCCTGCCCTATGATGTCGTTGAATTGCTTCGGGCGATACTGCTTGTAAAGTTCCATTACATTCCCTTATGGTATTTTATCAGCAAGTCGGTTGCTGTATCCCCATCCCAATACCGGATAACCTTATGGTTAAACACCAATCCTACCACTTTTCTGTAATGATTTGGGTTTTTGACAGCCTCAAGCAACCAATCCACCGCCTGATAGATGTTTGATCCTTTCGGTGGGTCGAGTAAATACATGCAAGAATCTAGAGTTTGTTTCATTTGCTGCACTCCGCAATAACTCGGGCGTGGTCGGGACCAACCCAACCTTCGGGTTTTTGGTACTTGCCGTATTCGTTGAGTGTTGCAACGCCTTCAGGAAACTTGCGATTGTTGGCATCACACACTTCTGTGAAGTGCGGAAGATCAGGAACGCCGCACATAAGCATAGTGTAGGCGGAAACGTAGGCAGTGTCGCAACAACCGTCGATCACATCCAAGAGTCGTTTCTGTTTTGCCTCTTCATCGGAAGAGTCTGGATTGACATATGGCATGAATGATATGCGACTTATGTCTACAAATGTGTCGTACAGATTATACTTGTCAAGACGAACCTGGAATCCAAGCGCTTTGATTGTCTCTAATGCTTCTTCGAGAATCAACTTGGCACCTAACATCCGAGTATCCATTATCGGCAATGTCGGTTTGTCAGGCATCGCCAACGACGTTTTGACTTTGGATGCAGCGCTGAGTGTGAAATAGCAGGACCGTCCAATCGGGTCGCTTAACTGATGTAACTTAATCACCATGTCTCCTAATACGGATTTTGAATTTTGGTTTCTTGATCTTCGTTACTCTGATCCATGCTTTTGGTTTGTACTTCACAACATGCACTTCCAACTCTCGCAGTTTGGCTACTCGAATCAAATGATCCAGCGGCGGGTGAGGATTGCCGTTGTGAAAGGCTATGAGCATGTCCGCTTGTTTAATCATTTCGATGTTGCGAACAAACTCAGCACGATCTTTGTGCTTCTCAGTGTTTAGATGATAGATGCGGTACAGATACCAATAATAGCCAAACCAATCGGCAGCAAGTTTGTCCCCCTTTTGATGAAAGCTGCCTATGAGTAGAATAGGATCACGAACGCCATCGGTGTAGGCTTCCAATCGTTTTGCCATCAGCGTCCAATTACCAAACGTCGGACTAGATGCTACTATGATTCGCTTGCGGCCTTTTTCTGATCGGAATGGAAGCATCGGTGGTGGGCGTGTTCCACGAAGATATGTGCCGTCATCTTTATTCATTTGCCTTTCCTTTTCTGAATCTCTCTGTATATGACTGCATTGGCTAAATTCAAACCAGAAAGATTTTCAATCAGGAATTGATTGAGGATAAATTCGTCATTCGGCGATGGTCCTAGATTGAGGCTTTTGCTTTTGCGAGACGAAACTCCCCAAACACCGTTGTGCAGATTGACGAAACCGGCAGACATTATTTTACATTTGTTCAGATGCAAAACCGCCGCAACGTGCGCATGGACTATATGCTCATCAAAGACAATTGGATGATGATATCCGGTGCTGTCATTATACCCGATAACGTATTTCATGGGCCGACCCTGCCGTTCTCTACAAATGCTTTGTAGGTAAGTGGCCATTCTCTTGAAAATATGTCTTCTACAATTCTAGCCGCCACTTCAATTTCATATAACGGATATGAAACGAATTTGGCTGTTTCGTCGTTGGTCCGCAAGGATAGAAAAGCCATTATTGATCTTGGATTGCATGTCACCCAGCCATTTACCGCATATGAAGCAAGGAAGCCAGAAGAATCCGCGTGTGTTTGCATACTGCCGTTCTTTGGCTCTTTCAGGCGTATGATCTCCATATCCCTTTGTAAATTTGCATAGGAATAGGAGCAGTCGTCTTTCGATCTCATCTGCTGACAATACATCTTCTGCCAATTGTTTGGCGAATTCTTTAGTTATCATGCGGCTTGCCACACTCCCTTCTTTCGGTTCCACACCTTTTTAGCATACCACGACTCCCCGCGCGGGGAGACTTCCGTCTCAGTCTCCATCGGAGCAATGATCCACTTCAATTCTCTCGGCAACCAGACTGTCATCACCCAATGGCAGTAAGTGAGAACGTCTTGCAGTTCATTGTGTGGGCATACGAATTGTGCCGAGTCATGAATCTCTCCAACCATCTTGCTTTTCATCTTGTACTTACGTAACCATTTGCTGATCTTGATTAGGCATTTCAACATGCAATGGAATGCCGGTCCTTGCACCGGATAGTTGATAACGTCATTCCGCTTCAGAAACGCATTAACGGCAAATCCAGTCTTCATCATGAATCCGCCGTCACGCAGATACTTGTCGTACCACGTTCGCTTCCATTCGTTGTAGACGGGGAACTCATCCTCCCATAAAGTCTTCTCTAATTGCTTTATATGATGCTCGAATGTGCCAGTTCTGGTGTTGATCTGCGGATCACACTTGCCTAGTTTGGTTATGCCTTTTCTTTCAAGATGATTCCTCAGCGATCTGCCTGTAGGATTCTTAGGGTCGTCGCCTTCTTTCATCAACCTCATACCATCCAGTACGTCCATCGAATTCCACAAGGCTTCGGCGCATTGGAAGTACACGGAGCCGTAGAACTGCGGGAATGTGAACATGTTCTTGGCGGCGTATCTGGCATTCTTGCTTATCTGATCTTCATCCGCCATGAATATGCGAGAGGCGAATTGCCTATGGTAGTCTACATTCTCATTGAGGTATTTGCCCATCGTTGGGTCTTTGTGATAGCAGTAAGAAATCTTGACTTCCAACTGCTCGAAATCGACCTCGACAAAGTACCACCCATCCGGCGGGATATAACACTTCCGAACCATTTCGGCAATTACTGGATTTCGCACCGGAATGTTTTGAAAGTTAGGAGCGTTGCAAGATGATCGAATTGTGATTACAGTGTTGAGATTGTACGATGGGTGGACGTACCAATCTTTATGATGCCTGATTAACTCTCGTTGGATGCCGGCGAAGTACGTGGCCTTTGTGTATTTCAGCCGTTCTATGTCTTGGAAGTCTTTCAGGAACGGTAATTCCGTCCTTAGTTTCTCCAGCACTGTCTTGTTAACTTGGCTGCCAAATTCGTCTTCGTTTTCCAATTCACTAGCAGTCTTAGGCAGATCATAACCCATCTTGTTCAGCACTTTTGCGAGTTCAACTCTGGTCGGAGAGGATCGTTTGCTGCCATACCGTTTGCGCCATCTTGGATAAACCTCTTTGTCCTTCTTCATCTTGTTGGTGAGGTCGTTAATCTTCTCGTCGATGTCTAGGATCGTGGCGTCGAGATAATCCTTATCTATTCTGACGCCGTTGTGTTCGATCTCCGACAAGACTAGAGTGCCTTCGTGAAGCAATTGGTATGCTTCCATCGTGGATGTGTATTTAGGCATTGTACCTCAAAATGGAATGATGTCGTCTTCGTGGTCTGGGCTGCCTTGTTTTTTATTACATTTACCGCAAGCCAATACACATGATCCGTCTATCCAATCTTTCATATATCGTCGGATTCGTCTGTGTCTGCTGGTTTTCCATGGCTTCCAATTGGTCTTTTTGGTATGATGAAATTCCAATTTCCAAGGACGCCGTTCTTGACAATAGGTGCACTTGCTGCCAATCAATAGAATCAGCAGTGTGCGCTGAACACTATACCGGCGATTGTCAGCGACTCTACTCATATTTCACCGGCATGTTTCAAGCACCTTTGTATTAGGCGATATGGACTGGCATTCCGTGGGAAGTTTTCGATCCTGCCTTTTCTATATACCCCTCTCTTACCGATGTACTTGCCAGCGTGAGATAGGACGTAGTTGTAATTGCCTAACTCTTTAGTGCCTGTTCCGTCATTGCTGATCTTCATAACACAAAGCATTCTATTCTTATCTTCACCATGAGCAGATACCAACTGGATTGTGACTAAGACCATAGTTTATGCTCCAAAGAGTTTCCAAATCGGACGCAGCAGATACAAATCCCATCCATTGCGCAGACACAGCATGAACAATGCCATGACCGCCATGATCAGACCGAGATAGCCAATTGCTTTACTATCTTCGCGGTCAGTGTTTTGCATGTAATCCTTTCTTGAATACTTCAAGTTCTGCTTTTCTACGATCTGCGGAAAGGGGTATCACTCTACCAATGCCTATCTGAGTAAGAATCAAGTGCGCTTCTCTAATAGCTAACGGCGATTCTAGACTGAATTCACACCGATCCACAACTTCCGTTGCATTGCTGCTAGGATCACCGAAAAGCAAAGTTAATGTACACCACAAAGCGTATCTAACTTGATCTTCTGTCATTGTCTTGATCTTATCCAAAGCCCTGAAAGCGATTTCTTGCTTGATGTCGGCAAAAGGAACAGTTGGTGTGTATATTTCGTTCATGTCATCATTCTCCCTTGAATAGTTTAGAGTTGTCTCCCTTCACGAAGAATACTGCCGTATTAGAAATCGCATGGACTGGAAATGTACAGCCATGGATGTTCATCAACAAGCCATTGCCTATAGGTTTGAATGGTCCGTGCGTTCTGCCGCGTTCGACATAATACACGAACTCGTGTATCGTATCTAACTCAGCCAAAGCGATTCGATCCACCACATGTTCAATTAGCAGAGTTTGCGCCATTTTCGATTTCCTCCAGTTGGTACATTGCTACTTGATACTCGTACAAACTATCGTAACCGTTGTATTGCAGCAAAGATGGCAAGTCTATCTGCTTGATCTTGTTCCACTCATTCCCGCCTTTCGTTTCCAGATACGGCTCGATGTGGGCACTGTAATCGTTTACGCCAAGCCGGACGAATGCTTGGAATTTGAGGCTGGTTATTTTGCCACGAGAATCTAACGTATGAGCCATGAGCATCGTATCCAAATACCATCCTTTGACTTCGATGTCCAGAATCCGCTTGCACCAGCGATGCTCGTGTTTGATGTTCGATCCGATCTTTTTGATCTTAGGATTCTTGAGGATGCGCTTCATCGCAGCAACAACCGAACCATACCACGGAAAGGCAATCGTCCATATTCCATTCTTACAAACAGAGCAGCTGACTATGTATGATCCGTCTCGATCTGGCTTCAGCGGGTTGGATTCAAAGTCGAAGGCAATCGTATCGCCGTCTTTTATTCTGTGCAGCCATCTAGTTGCTTTGTCGGCGTCAATGATGATCTTGATCTCATCGTTCGGGCGTTCTGCATATGGCCGCTCATTCAGTGCGACAGCAGCTTGCAAGTCTTGCGAGAACATCCTACTAACAACCCGATTGTCCATATGTTCAATATAGGACGGATGGAATGTAGGACAAATCCAAGTGTTCAAGTCCCTATGCGGAATCCGCCAGCCACGCCATCGTGTTATGCCTCCGATTGATCGCCTCCAATACTTGCCGATTAGAGATTTGACGGCATTACCTCCAAGCAGAATTATGACTGTCGGATTCAACTCTTGAATAGTTTTGATCAGAGTAGGTCGGCAGTAACCGATCAATTTATCATTTGGCGTTTCGTTGTTAGGCGGCCGACAGATGTTGGCGTTTGTGGTCCAGCAATCCTTACGCATGTCGATGTCGTGACTGGCAAGAACGCGCTGCAAAGTCTTTCCGGTTTTGCCGGTGAATTGGATTCCATCCCTGTCTTCCTGCTCTCCCGGCGCTTCGCCGACTATCAGGATTCCCTTCCGGCCCTTGCCGTGTGGTTCCATCTTTGGAGATTTGCATGTGCGGTACAAACCGCATTTGCCGCACTTAGGTATGCCGGAGGATGTTTGCCCTATCACAGTCAAGCTAGTCTTCGGCACGAACATCAATTTTCTCCCGCCAATCCGTTTTATGTCCCATTCTAACGTCAGTTTCGATTTCTTCCAAGACGGCACTTTTAGTTTCAATGCCGTCAACGTAGTCAGAATTTGGCATAGGTCGGTTGTAATAATCCCTGCTGTCTTCGGCTGCTCTTTTGTTTGTGAAGATACCAAGCAGCATATATCCGTCATAGTCATTCTCGAACACAATCCATACTTTCATTTCACTCTCTCCATTTGTCTGACGGCGGTGTTTTTGTTGTGTATGAAATGTTGGCTATGCAGTTATGATCATTTGCTCGTTTCACCAATTCCAATTCCAAAACACTCGTTGGAAATCTTGCCAACATTCCGGCTTTGCGTTCTTCCAACATGGCAATGAACGGCTCTTGATCTTCTGGTTTCATGGACGGATGGAAGAATGCTGTGAATCCTTCACGATCTGAGTGGGCTGAATATGCTGAAATGGTTTTGATTTCTCTGTGACTAAACTCGGCAATGAACTTCCAAATCAAATCACAGATTCCTCGTTCTGTGAACAAATCTGCCAGTCCATTAGGCACGTAATAACACAAAGCCTTCCTTGGTTCCGTACCAGGCATGTTGATGAATTCGTAACTCACGCCACCGCCAAAAATAAATTCTTCGATTCTTTCACCGACGACTCGTGATGCTGGTCCTATTTCCTTGCTGATCTCTTCGTCTGAATGATCGCTCATGTTATTGCTCCTTTGCATTCTCAAAGCCACAAGTTTTTGAAACCCGTATGCCTATCTGTTTTGATCCAAACCACTTCCTGACTCTTTTTGCTGACTCCGCCTTTCTTGACAGTTGCATTCAGTTTCTTCAAAGGTCGGAACGGCAGCCAATCAGCGTCTCTGCCCTCACATACTATAACCTGCCCCTTTCTTCTACGGCACCAATCACCTAGATGATCGAAGTCGATCTTATTGTGTTTGTAATGACGGCCTGCTGGATTCTGATAAGGCGGGTCGATGTACCATGATGCTTCTCTGTTATGACACAATTTGTATGAGGCATGATATACTTTCCAATGCCTAATGTATTTGAGTTGATGAGCGATCATGCCTCTGACATAATCACCCCAATAGAAATTCTGACCGGACAATCTATTCTTCATCCAAGGCGTAGGTTTGCTTCTAGGAGAAGACCCGCCTCTGCCCAACCAGAATCCGATCAGCCACAACGCTTCTTGCGGCGCTCGAACGTCGTCAACGCATTCGATTGTCTTTGGCAATGCTCTTATTTCACTTGCCTTGACGTGAATCAGATAATGCCAAATGCCGTATATGATCGGATCAATGTCGAATAGCACTACATTACGACGAAAGTTGTTGACGGAGTATCCAGCTGCTCCGGCAAACGGCTCTACGATTGTAGAATGCAGTGGGGATGGATATAGCCTTTGTCTACACGCCTGATATTTAGAACCGTAAAAGCTGAAAAACGGCCGAAGAAACACGGCATTATCTCCATTCTATTTTTGGATTGGCAGTCCCGTCCGCTGCCGCCCCACTTTCACGAGCGCGGCGGAGAGGGCGGCGTGCGCGACTGGTTCGGAGGCGAAAGACTCCCACCGATTTAACTGATATTTGACTCTTGACAATCCATTGAACAAATCTCTTGGAATGTTTGCAGTCGCTGGTACAGATTGGCTATGGTTTCCACGCTCATGGTCATACCAGCAATATCCGCCGCCGTTCCAATACGGCCTCTTGTCCGACAGCGTCACCCGCTCCACCGGCACCCGCCTGAAGATCGCCTCCGCGTGCCGTTCGAAATCGTCGGCGGAGAGGGTAATTGCTGAGATGTAGCCGCGTGAATATTCAACCCAAGATGGTCCGCTTTCTCTGTCCAATCGTACCTCAAAACTATCGTCATTCCGATACCCGCACGGCTTCTTAAGATCATCCATCGTCCAGCGCTCGCCGTGAGTGTCCAAGAGTCCACGCGAACGTGCTTCTAACTCCAATCTTCGGTCGGCATACTTAACGTTGCTTTGCGTGACTGTGCCGCCGTAGACGGAATCTTCGTAAGTGATCATGCCGTACTCGTGGTCCGGCGTTCTAGCCAGCTCCACCCCCACGCGAATAAACTCGGCCCGTTCCGCCAAGCCGTTCGACACGCGGCCGGAGCAGGAGCACTTAGGGCAAAATTGGTGCGAGTGTTCTTCCCAAACGCTGAGAGTTCCTCCCTCGCACCGCTCGCACTCAACCTCCCTGGCGTGCTCTTGCAGCCAATCCGCCATGACGAGCCGCGGCGCATCATCGCGCGGCGCTTCGAGGATCGCTCGGAGAAGGGCGTCGCAGTCGGAGGAGATGGCGGTCATGCTGGCTTCGCTCCGAATATAACGACCTCAACAGGTTTGCCGCGTTTCTTCATCTCGTCGATCATGTTTTTGCTGCCGCGACTCTTGCCGTCCCAAATCACAACCGCGGCATCGGCGTAGTCTGCCATCTCGCGATTGCGAATCGGTCCTGCCGCCTTGCCGTGTTTCTTCCAGTCGGCATCGAACCGCTTCACCGGGACGCCGTAGACTATGGCCCAATCTTCGCCGGCCATGTCCGGTCCGGCGCATCCGCCTGATACAATCTCATCGATTTCCCAGCGCTTGTTGATGAGTTGGTCGATCACAAACGCCAAGCAATCAAGGACGTGCTTGGGCGCATCTCGCGAACCAGCAATGATGACTTTCACCCCGCCCTCCCTTCGTCGCGGATCACGTCCACACATGCCTACATTTTGGACACGGCGACGGATACTCGGTCGATTCAAAAAGATGGTCACACTTCGAACATCGGCAAGGATGCGACGCCGGCTTTGGTTTGCTTTCCTCACGCTGCCACGCTGCGCCGGCGAGGAAGGCCAACCTCAACCCTTTGTGGTACGGCTGCACGTCGGTCTGGTTGTCGGCGTATTCCTTCGCCGCCTGTTCCGCTGGCGTCATGTTCGCTTCTCCTCTCTATGCACAGATTCTCGGCACTCCGCACAAAACAAATCATCTTTTGCCGCCGGCATTCCGCACTTATGGCACGGCTCCCACACGAACCCGCATTCGCCGCAACGATACTCATGATCGAAATGGACGCCGCTACGGCGGTGGGCGTTCGGCGATTTGCACTTCGGGCAGGTCATGATGTCGTATCCGGGAATGCGGCGAGGGCGGCACGAATGCTCTCAAACGCCTCTTGCCGATCCTTAATGATTTCCAGGCAACACCCGCAGTCCGGTTTGCACGGTGCCATCTTGGACGCCTCATCCAAGAGCGGTTCGGCAAGTCTCGCCGCCGCCACCAACTTCGTCACCGCGTCTTCAGGAATCGGTTCGTCGCTAGTTGCAATCCGAACGTGGATCGGTTTATCTTTTTGCTCACCAAAATCCGGGTAGTAGCGATACAAAGCCGACGGATCGGGCTTCCAGCCGTCCGGCTCAAATGGATCGCTCCGACCACACATGTCGTAATAATCCGGTTCACGCTTTTCGAGTCTTCTATATGTTTCAAGGTCAACCTCAAAACAGAAACATTCCATGTCGCCTGATTGTTGGCCAACGAATTCGATTCGATGCTCGCTCACGTCTCGCTCCCGGCCCGAGGCCGATGGTTAGTTGCAAACACAGTCCCCTTTGTCCTCGCCGCACCCCTGGCAAATTGAGGTGTTCTCAGCGGTCTTTTCCCATCGCTCGACCTCCGCCTTCGCCTCGGCGAGTTGTGCGGCGAGCGAGTCGCAATCTTTTTCTGACTTCGTAAGACGTTCCTCCATTAAAACAACTCGATCAACTAATCTATCACGCTCTTTCAATCGCTCGCCCCGCTCCTTCCGCTCGCGGACGAGACGGTCGTATATATCACGTCGGACCTGAACCCAAAAAGCGTGGTGTGGTGCTTGATGCTGCTCCACTTCCCGCTCGAACTCATCGGCTGTCATGTCGTCGATGGTCACGGCGTCTCCTTCAGTTCGATGCCTAACGATTTGCAGAGATGACGAAGATGGCCGCGAGTTCTGTACTCTCTTTGGAACGTGACAACGATCTCGTCCGGGCTGGCGAGCCAAACGTGCCAGTCCTTGGTTTTCTCTACTTGTCCGACCCACAAGTTTTCTGGTGGATCGCAGTACGTCCAATAGGCAACGTCGCCATTCGTGTCGTCCTTACTGAATTCAATTGAGAGCAGGAACGCCTCATCAATCGCCTCCCCGTCGTCAGCCCGCGTCATTTCGAGCCAGCGGTGAGCGGCTTCGTGAACGTAAGCATCGTGTGTCGAATGCTCCAGAGAACTTTTAACTCGCTCTCGCAGTTCGGCGTCGGTCATGACGTCACCTTTCGTTTCTCGGCGTCTTCCAAATGGACTCGGATCATCCGCTCGTGGATCGACTGACAAATCCGTCGGCGCTTTGCGAACGACCAGCGGTAGCAGCGCCACACGCGGTCGTGGAGATGGAGCAGGTCGAGCCATGATTTCATCCCTTCGTCTCCTTGCCCGCCGCGGCGAGTGGTTAGTCATCTTGGGTATTTCCATCTTCCGCTGTAGGCTTTCCGGCATTCCTTACACGCTGGCCAACAGCGATTCGTACCACAAATCTGCACGACAACCATCTTTGGCTTTTTCTGTTCGCAGAAACAACATACGGTTGAGTCTGGTGGATCGCTTAGTCGTCCGCTTTGGCTGCGGCCCTTATGCTTACGAGTTCGTGGCATTGTTCCCTCCCTTCGCGGCCGCGAGCACACGATTAGGATTACGGTCAACCAATATCGCCGTTAGAAACAGGTTTCCGACGGTACGACCGATATTGTGTTTTTCTAGCGGCGAGAACATCTCGTCTCGCATGATATCCTCGATAATTTCAGCGCACCTAGCACGACACGCTTCGTATCCGGCTTCATAGCCGACCCATCTTCGTATTAATCGAATCATGTTGTCCCCTTCGCGAGCACGGCGGCGGCATGGCGAATCTTTTCAACGACATCGTATATCTGCTTCCTAAGAGACGGGCAAATGTCACGAATCTGACCTTGCGCCTGTTCGCTGGCGACAATCACTTCAAGCGGAATCGCAGCTTCGACAGCGATTCCGGCTAATCCTTTTTCGCTCTCCCGGCACGCCGCCAGTTGCGTTTCGAGGTCTGCCAGTCTCGGGTTCTTTCGATTCACAGCGTTGAGACACCGATCGCACAAAGTCAGGACGCCGTTTGGCACGTGGACGCTAGTCAATTCAACTTTGCCAGTTCCGTGACATCCTTCGCAGCGTCCCATGCCACCTCGCTTGATTGCCTCCAATTCCGCCCGTGCCGCGGCGAGGTCGGACTTATATTTTCTGACGTGCAATCGCACTGATTCTTCTGCCACCGTCGGAAGAAATGGTTCGCCATCAGGCTCGTCGCCTTCGGCCAGTATTGTAATTCTCGCAAGAGTTTCCACGAGTGACCTATTCAACCGCTCGTTCTCCTCCCGCAGCCGCAGGCACTCGTCGGCGAGACGGGGGAGATCGGTGCGAGCGGAATCAATCCACTTGTCTGGATACCGCTCGGCAAAGATGAAGTTATCCATCGATTTCCATTCCGCCTTCATCGCCTCGATTTCCGCCGTCGATAGGTTGGTCATGGTCGAAGCTCCATTTGTTTGAGTGCTTTATCCTTGGTTAAAAGCATAGCTAAGACAAAAGCATGCCCCATTTTTTTGTTCGGTTCGTTCAAAACATCAATGAGCGACATATTCAATTCACGATGATCGTAAGCATCGTAATCCAGCAGAATCAATTCGCCTTCCTTTTCGTACAACTCTTGTAATTTGGCGAATGTCCTGGTCTTTTGCACGGCCTCGGCATACAGGGGTCCGTAGATAGTTTTTCTCGCACTAATGTATCCCAGCAAATGAAACTTGAAACCATCCCACCAGACTGACCCTAGCGGTTTTCTATTCCTTCCCATCGGATATCGCACGGCGTTTGGATTCTGCCAACCCTGATGTGCCCAATCCCAATACGCTTCTGTGAACGCTAGCCCATCAGCATGTACTTCGTACAGCTTGGAATACTGCCAAGCGTTTTCCATGATTCGCGACCATTCATTCTTGTACAACTTGCATGGCCCAAGATGGAATGGACTGAGTTCTCGGTACTGCTTTGATTTTGATACGGTCGGGATCACTGGGCACTTTGCCCTTATATACGATTGCCGGTTCCACAATGGCAGCACTCGAATCATTTCTTTTTCCTTTCTCGATTGAGTCTCTTGAGGCACTCGAAATAAAAATATTCAGCGAGGGCCTTGCCAAATCTGGTATTCTCCGCTCGCCTTTTTTTGTAGCGTTCCAACTCTTTTGCATCTTTGTTGGCATCACTCATTCCATTTTTCCTTTCGCGTTTCGGCACCGGCGAGAAAGATTCGCCAGTAAATTGGAATCAAGGCAAGGACTGTTGTCTTCTCTGGATAGACGTCCGTTTCTTTGTGGTAAGCTTCCCTGAATGCCGGCCACATAGGATGATTTTTCATCGCATCAATCGCCTTCGTCTGTGCTTCCTCCAGCGTTACTTCCTTCTTCTCGTTGTTTTCCATCAGACAACTCCAAACTTGCCACGAATTTCCATTTTCCCCCGTCGATCATCATGGCAGTTTTCGACAGGATACACTCATTATGCTTCTTTACAATTTCACTTAGCAGCGTAGGGCCGATGAAGAATATTAGTTTCTTGCCAGAGTAATTCAGCTTCTTCTTTTCCCGATGTCCGCCAGACACACCATCAGCTTCCAACCACAACTTGCCATTTGGTCGGATCGTGATTTTTACCCAATCATGTTCATTCTGCTGGGAGAAGTATTTGGCTTTATCACACGCTTCGACCAATCCTTTTGGCAGTGCTGTCTTTTTGCCTTCAATGTCAAAGTATGGCGACCAGTTTGGATATTGCTCGTACCACAGTCGGCAAGACATGCTAACATCGGCGTTGCGGAAATGCAGCCAGGTTTTGGTGACAGCCATTTCTGTTGGTGCGAATGGAATGATGTGCTTGAGCGCATTTCGTTTGATGCAGACTGATTTTTTCAATCCGGTTTTTAGCCGGTATCTTGTTATCTGATCGTTGTCGCCGGCTTCAATCCATTTGGGGTGAATGTTGATGCAAGTGAGTGCAAACGATTCATCCTCTTTCTTGCTGGCACATTCTTGAACAAGCGCAACAGCCTCGGTGAATTCCGGATTGATCTTTTGCCAATTATCCTTGTCCGGCAAATCCACATTGTCTATACCTAGGGTAATCTCTTGATCCAGAGCAATCCAAGACTCTCGGCCTTTGCCTTGAATGTACATCCTGCTTTTGGTTAATCGAATCTGGATGTACTCTTCTTTGTACTTACTCAACATGGCAAATATCGGACCAGCAGAAACAGCCGCAGTCACACTAGTTGGTAGTTTGGATTTGGTGATGCAAGCGACCTCATCATTGTAGGTATACACCTTGCCCTTTTTGAAGACAAGGCAATTGGATTGATCGACCACTTCTGTAGGCGTCAATCCAGGCTGCACGATCTCCATTCGCCGAAGGAAATCTTCACGGTTTAGTTTTATTGGCATTTTGTGTCCTCTGTGGTTAATCCTCCGCGAATTGATCGAACCCTTCCTTCTCGCAAAAGAACCGTTTCACCGACACGGTACAGTCCTTATCGCCTTTGTCGAAGTCATCACCGTCGCTTACAAGCTTACGTGGAACCCAATATCCTCTGCCATTGCTTTTCAAAATCATTCTGATTGCCTTTTTGGATGTCGCTTCGATTTCGGTAACATCGAAGTGACACCATTCGGATGAATTGCCTTTAGCGACTTTCTTTTTGATAGGAGCCTGCGCGGATTCTTTGGGTTTCGATATCATGCCTTGAAAGAATCCATATATCATGTCTGGATCATGCTTCTCGATCTTGAGAGTAATCGCCGATCCTTCGTGATCGTGGCATTTCAGATAGTCGTAAACAGCAGACGCATCCGCTGATTTGAATTCCATTACACTATCATCAACGCAATTGATTGTGATTGTATAACTGTCCATTTATCCTCCCCATTTGGCATTTGCAATATCCCATCCCAATTCGCTGGCAAAGACAGTGCAGTTATTCATAATCATTTCAAACGACAATCGGTTGTTCGGATTCTTCTCCGACCGGCTTTCGTATTCAGGCGACTCGAACATAGCTGCCAAACTAAGAAAGAAATCAGGCAAAGTCATGGCGGTTGTTGGGATATAAGGCACAGCAGAATCACCATAATGTATTTCCAAATCAGTCATGTATGATACTTGAGTCGGCGTTTCTTTTGGCGGGATCGGTGGTATAGCTGGAACTCCTTCGTTTTGGTTTGGCATGATATGTGTGTGGTAAGAGATGTGGGCGATGGTTGCGTATCAGACAAACAGGGCTTCGGCAAGTCGTCTGTACACTTCCCGGATTTTTGGGACGTTGATGTTTGCTTTTTCAAACTGATCTTTAAGTACCACGTCGAGTTCTTTCAGCTCCTCCATTTTCTTCATCAGCCTTTTTACCTCACTCATGTTCGATTCGATTCTAGCTTCAAAATACTCCATTGCCAGTTTCGGCGTTGGTCGGACAAACGCGTCTTCCGAGACGTGTACATAGGTGTGCATCAGTTCGATTGCCTTGCAAGCAATCTGTGAATCATAGGTTTCCATAGCGATACTCCATGTTGAGGGGTTTAGATTTATATCGGGTCGAACGAGAAAGGGCCGGAAACGGACGTATATCGACCGTTCCGGCACGATCTATTCACGGACTGAGGGGTTGACTACTTCCGCGGGTTGGCTCGCGGTGGCGGTCGCTTGACCACAACTTTCTTTTCTTCCGGTGGTTTCTTTGCTTCCTTGGTAGGTTCTACTTCTTCCTCTTCTTCCTCTTCTTCCTCATCCTCATCCTCATCTTCGTCGTCTGCTTCGTCTTCCTCTTCGTCCTCTTCGCTTTCTTCGTCGTCTTCTACCTGCTCCGTTTCATCTGTCTCTTTGTCTTTCTCATCGCCGCCACCACCTCCGACAAAACGCTCATTGTACGCCATTAGTATGTAATCGGCGATATCCGCTGCTTCCGGCCCTGTGCGTCCGGCATTCACAGCTGACGAGGCAGCATTATACCACACGCCTGCATATCCGCTGTGATCACATTCTTCAGCGATCTCTTCTTCTGATTCCGGCTTCTGCTTTTTGACTTTTACATTGCTCATAACATGAATCTCCTAAAGGAAATGAAAACAACGGGCGGACCAGAACAACTGGTCCGCCCATGTCGTCGCGGATGGCGGGTTTATTCGTCGTCTTCGCTCTTCTGCTTCTTCTTCGTACCACGCCACTTTTTCATTCCTGTCGGAATCTTGCCTTCGCCGACGATCATCCAACCCTCTTCCCGACTACCTTGGACCCACACCCCGCCTTTGAAGAACCGTGTCGGCACCTGGCTACGGAATGTAATCATCATACCATCAATGTCGCGATCTGGAAACTTATTCTCTAGCGCGGCCTTGATTTTCTTCTCTTTCATCAAAGTGCCGGCCTCGCCAGCCTTCTTCAGCAAGTTTCGGAAGTAGCCGATCACGCCGCCAGACTTGCCACCAGCCCGGCCCAGCTTCTTCTTCTTTTTCTTCTTCGGTTCATCGTCGTCGTCATCGTCGTCATCGTCTGCCTTCTTCTTTTTGCCTTTCTTCTTCTTGGTAGGCTTCTCGTCTTCGTCATCATCATCGTCTTCATCGTCTTCGCCATCATTTCCATCATCGTCTTCGTCATCGTCATCGTCGTCTTCATCCTTTGCCGGTTTCTTCTTTGCCTTCTTTTTTGCCGGCTTTTCTTCCTCTTCGTCATCTTCATCGTCGGCATCGTCATCGTCATCGGCGTCGTCATCGTCGTCATCGTCATCATCTTCATCCGCTGCCTTCTTGCCTTTCTTCTTCTTGGCAGGCTTCTCGTCGTCCTCATCATCTGCATCTTCATCGCCATCCTCATCTTCTTCGGCATCATCTTCATCCTCATCATCGTCATCATCTTCTTCGTCGTCATCTTTTGCTTTCTTTTTCTTCTTCGGCTTGTCATCGTCGTCCTTGCCTTCGATGATCTCGATCTCGTCCTCATCCTTCATTGCCTTCTTCAGCTGCTTGTACAGCTTTTGCAAATCCTCGTCTTCGATGCCGGCGGCCGTGTCCTTGTCGATCAGCTCTGCCATGTCGCCGACTTTCGACGCCATCTTGTCGGCATCCCACTTCGCCGCGTTGCCGTAGCCACAGGCTTGGAACAACTCGCGAAGCTTGCTCAGTTTGACCTTCATCATTTAGAACTCCTAAAAACGGAACATTGAAGCAGGGCGAACAGTTGCGAGAAACGCTCTCGCAATTCGGTACTCAGGACATATCGGGTTGGCTAAAACCGACAGTCTGAGAATTTTTTGTTGCTGTGTTTAGCCATTATAATACGCTTCTCATGCACGGGTTGCCGATAGCCAAACAGCCAGCAATTGTAACGTATCGTCTTGGCGAATTGAATCCTTCGCGGCGAACAGGAAAATTCAGCCTGAATATTCCTGCCTCTTTTTCTTCATCGTCTTGATTTATGCCGATAGCTGCCGTGACGTGCGCCCACTTACGGTGGTCTTCGCTGAAATTTTTCATACTGATCAGTTTAGCATCATAGCTATCAGCATCGGATTGTGTGGCAGTAACTACACAGCAATGCAATTCTTGAGACAGACCCCGCATGGCGATCCACGATTCATTGATCTGATCCCGTTTATCTGCTTTGCGGTCTATTGGAGCCAGAATATCGGCGTAGTCAATCACAACGATATCCGGCACCCATTGTTCATGTTCTTCCCAATCTCGAATAATGCTTCGGATTTGTGGGACATTGATGCTTCCACTTGGATGAACGCTGAGTTTGATTGATCCAGGAGCATATTTCTTTTTTGCTCGATTGTATGCTTTCCGTCCTTCTTTGAAAGTTAGAGGCATTTCGCAATGCCTGTCCTCATATTGAATCTCCGGCATCCCATCTTCCACTTTGGTTATTTTGATCGGGACTCGATACGAACCCTCCTTCCATGGACGTTTTGCCGCTCGTACAACAAACCGACGTTCGATCTGTGACTGACTCATATCGCCTACTTGGAACATGGCGACATTTCTGCGTTGCTCGAACCCCCTCCATGAGACATCAAGCAGACAATGACTTTTGCCTCGCTTCTCAGGTCCGATGAACATAACGAATCCATCCCGCTCGATTACATCGCCAATAAAGTCACCGGCAGCCATAGGATATTCTAGGATCGGCTCCTTCTTGGACTCGAATGCTTTCTCCAATGCTGAGAAGTCGGACAGCAAATCAATCCCATGACCCATGCCCAATTGTATCTTGTTGAAAGACTTCATTCGCTGCACGGCTTTTTCCACATCGCCGGCCTCAAGATCGTCCTCCATATCCTTGGCGGTCATGCCTACTAGCGCTTTGTTGAAATGCTCACCAGCACGGTCGATGATGTAATCTTCGTTGAGTCCTCGCTTTCGTTGCTTGTACTCACCGTTCAGATGATTCAGGAATCGTTCTACCATATCCACGGTATCAGCATCCCTTTCTTTCGCTCCGGCCCAATCTCGAAAAAGCGATTCGATCATAGGTCCGGGCGGTTTCTTGTACTTACTATAGTACGAGACACACCACCCGGCTATGAGGTTCGCCCATTTTGATTCAAAAAACCCGCCTTTTTCCCAATGGGCGGAGATTTTGGATAAAACGTAACGACTTACGATCATTGCAACTAAGATCGTTCGTTCGATATTTCCGCTTTTCTTCTCAACAACGCGCATTGATGCACTCCATTACTGAAACCTACGAAGCCTTCTCCAAATCAAATCAACATATTTCTTGTTGATTTCTATTCCTACAAAACGTCTACCTTCTAAAGCACAAGCTTCTAAAGTAGAACCACTGCCAGCAAATGGATCAAGCACAAGCCCGTCGCTTGGGCATATACTTCTGACTATTTTTCTCATCAGCGCAATAGGCTTTTGGGTTGGATGTCCGTTTTTCCCTGGCTGACCAAACCGCATAGAATCATAAGTAAACACGTTAGATCGTTTTCTATTTTTATCTCCAAACCAAGGATTGCCCCTGTACCCATAAAATGCCAGTTCAAACCCGGATGGCCACCAATTGCCTTTTCCAGCTGGTGGTGGGCATTTTTTGATCCACGCTGCTGGTTTAACTGTAAACCCATGATCTCTAACAACCGGAATCAATTGTCCTATAATGTCTATGCTTGTAAATACAAATATAGAGGCAGTTGGTTTACACAAATTGAGAGATAAAGACAAAGCATCTGATACCATTTGACTCGTATCCTCATCATCCCACTCGAACTCTAACGTCCTTGTGCCTTTGCTGTTCTTGTTTATTCCAAACTTGTTTACGATGCCATATGGAGGGTCCGTGATTATAGAATCAAAGGTGTTTGATTTTATATCCTGCAAAACGGACAGGCAATCACCTTGGATTACTTTGCTATGTTTCAGACTCTTAGGCTCAGTCGTCATTTTTAAGAAACTCATTTATCCTCTCCATGTATGTCTTCCAATGTTGCAGCGAGCCAGAAAAGTCGTTAGATAGCTTTTTGCCGATCTCTTGGAAGAATGGATGATCCTTGCTGAACGCGTCTTTCACTAGATCACCGTTCCAATCTTTCCATTTTGCTCTGCGTTTGTGAATGTAGATCGTGAACCATCGCATGATGAACGATTTGGCGTTATGCAGTTCGGTACTCATCGTCATCCAAAAAGAACACAGCGAGATATTGGCACTTTTGTTCCTAGACAATTTCTCCAACTCTTTTCCGTACTCCGAATGGGCTTTGTGCAACTTCACGAAGTTGTCCAGCGACAGCTGCACAGCTATTGGTAGTTTGGCATCTGATCCTTTTGGCCAGTTCACATTCCGGCAATTACCGGCGATCTCTTTGGCAAGATCGGAGATTGTCAGTTGGGGGTTGCGCTTCTGATCTCGCAACATAGCCCTTTCTATGGCTTCAAACTTCTCACGGAAGCCTTTGGCTGAATAAGCTTGTGGGATATACTCCTCACCTAGATGGAGCAGATACCAATCCAGCACTTTGCGTATGTGTTTCTTTTTTAAGCCGTCAACGGATCGAAGTTTGGCAAAGTCTCGTGCCCATACTTTTGGATAAATGGGACGCATTACTTTTCTTTGCTTTCTTACTACATCTGCCAAGCGATGGGAACATTTCAGATTGAATGGTGATATGTTAGGTTTCGGCATATCAACAAATCCCATAAAATCCTTTCCGTGGTGATTCGCCAGAATCACCACTTATTCTGGTTGTTTCTTCTTATATTACTTCTGGTATATAGATTACTCAGAAGTCAGTTGTACAGATTACTCACTTTCCAGTAATCTGTACAACTGAGAAGTAAGTAAACTGAGGCAGGCATTAATCACCATCATCTTCTAGTTCTTCGATCAATTTTTGTTTCAAAGCCTTGCGTTCGTTTTTGTGCATTCTTCTTTTTTGCTCGTCTATGTGCTCTACTGCCTCAGTAACAAGATCATTGATCTTATCAACCATCAATTTGAAATGTCGTTTTGCTGGAATCCCTCGTCTTTCCTTTTGTATGATCCGTTTTTTGATTAGGCTGTTTATTACTCTTTGCTGGACATTTCTATCCATGCCGGTATCAATCTCCATATCTTCCATTGTGTAATAGAACCAGCCATTAGGAATACGCTCTCTTGCTATTAGTCTATCCGCTTTGTCGAATAGGGCTGACAGAGCGATGGCTTCATCCCTGTTAAGGAAATGAAGAAAAGGTCTTGGCAATTGAATCCACTGCCCTGGAGCGTATGCTGATACTATTTTTCTATAGAACGACATTTCGTCTGATTTCATGCCTTTTGATGTGATACTTGCAGTTACTTTGTTTTTCATTTGAGCATTTTCCTAATTTGTTTGATCTCGGATTTGGATGCCGAGTTTGCATCTTTGCCTGTTTCAAATTGCAAGATCGTCGTCTTTCCAGGGAACACAGCCAGATCATCGGCAAGTTTGTTGGCTCTCTTCTGTGCCTCACGTTCACTGTCGAAGCAGATGTATCTCACAGGATACTTGGCGATCCTGGCAACTTGAGCATCTCCCATCAAACCAGTCCCACACGTTGCTACTGCCCCAGGTCCTATGCTCCAGACATCCAACGGACCTTCAACGACACATATCGAATGCCGTGCGTAGTCTTCGCCGTACAGCAGTTTCTTGTGATGAATCTTTTCTTCAATCAGCTTGGCAGAGTAGTATCGAGGTTCTACGTTCTCGCTGATCGATCTAGTCGTCCAGCTGACGACCTCGCCGTTGAGATGAATCGGGATGAAGATACGCCAAGCCAGTCTAGTCGATAAGGCAATGCCTTGAATTCCCCACAATCGAACGATCTCGTTTGGGTTGAACTTTCGGCTTCTTAGATACCGTTTGTGCGATTCTTCTAACTTGCCGACTTCGGAAGGTATCTTCAGCGTACCTATAATCTGTTCATGTTTCGTTGTGCGTCTGTCGGCTTGTTCCAATATCTGCCATACATCCCGCTTCTGTGTGGATGATAACATCGACAGCGCTTCAGTCAGACTATGCCGACCACAACTCCAGCAGTTGCAGTAGAAGTGTTGCTCATTGATGCCTAAGCGCCATCGCTGTGTGTCTGGTGAGCAGTAAGGACAGTCAGTTTGAATCCAGCCTTCGCGGCAATGATGATGATCTTCGGGAGCGGTTGGGATGTTCAACTCGTCAAGAATCTCGATTAGAGTCATTTGTTGCTCCTCATCGTTTCAGGAAGCACATAATTAGGTTTTTGGTTATCAATGTCATGAGTATAACCCAAACGCAAATCCACAATGGATGCTGACCTCCATAAGCTTCGGCTGTTACTGCTACTGCAAAAGCAGTAACTAACACGATTGATGCGACTATGATCCAGAATATCATTTGTTGCTCCTCATTCTGTTTGTTTTGACTTCTGGCAGATAGGCTCGAATGATTTCCGGGTTCCTGCAATACATAAGCATCATGGCACCCATAATGCTTGTCATTTCAGTGCCTCTCTGCTCTGTCATTCCTTTGAATTTCTCTTTCGTTGCTGGTCGTAAGTTTCGGACAAAGAATCTGCACTGCTTCTTCTTCCTTCGATTGTCGGGTGTTCCTATCGCAAGCAGGCCGGCGTTATATAGACTTTGCTCAAATTGTTCTGGATTGCTGCAGTATAACATCATTAAACACTCAACAACGTCGGCAATCTTTTCGTTCCGCTTCGCTGTGAGGTTTGTGAATTTTCGTCTGGTCATTCTACGCAGCCTGAGGAAGTACAGAAAGCCGTTCAGCTTTCTGCGTTTGCCTTGTCGTTTTGATTTACTCTCGGTGTAGAGAGGATCATAAGCAACTTCACTCATATCACTTTCTCCGCTTGATTTTTCTGCCAGTGAGCATTGTAAACAGTTTCTTTGCATTCTCGTTGATTCGTCGTTCTGCCGTATCAATATCCTCATCCACGCTCTGTTGCCTGACTTTCATTTCTTTGTCAGTTTCGCCGACACAACGTAGATCGTTTGGGTATGATTGCATTTGCTGCAATCCACTTATAATTTCCAATGTCTCAGCGAGAAGTTGATACGCTTCTGCGATTTGACTGCCAGTGCATTTGCAATTAGCGTTACCCATGAATATCTGCTTCATTTGTGTCTCCGCTTGAGCAATCGACGTTCGAGTGCATCATATATGCTCTCGTTATCTGCTATGGCTTTATGCTTACCATCCAACGTACTATCTGCGATCCTTTGCTTCTTCTGTAGGATTTTGCATTTATCCTCTTCGATAGTGTCTTGAGCGACGTGCCAGTATATCAGCACCTTTTGTCCTTTGATTCCTCGACCGATTCCATGGACTCTATCAATTGCCTGATTGTGATCAGCCGCTGTCCATCCAGTTTCAAAGAATGCAACCGTAGACGATGACGTGCAACTCCAAGCAGTTCCGGCAGCTTGTAAATTGCCGAACAAGTTTATCGTAGTTTTGTCTCTGTTGAATTTGTCGGTACGTTGCTGACGCTTCTTGATAGGCGTGTCACCAGTGATTAGTACACTTTTGGGGAACGTCTCGTGCAAGTCTTTCAGGACAGATTTGTGCCATCCGAAGACTATGATCTTTCCGGCAGACTCTTCATGGAAGTCCTCCAACCATCGCTTCCTTGCCGATATTGTGAGTTCAACTGCGAGTCTGCTGAGATAATGGAATTTTGCTAGACGTTCATTCCGCCGCGCACGTTTGGCGGCTTGTGGGCTGGTTTTGTAAAGCCATCGGACTAGATCACGTTCTGCCTCATCGTATTCTTTGCGTTGTTTAGTATTCAATACGAGTGGTACAACACTGATGATTTTATCCGGCAGATCATCCATTACGTTTTTCTTGAGACGACGGATCATATACCGCTTCCGCAGAATCCTGTTCAGCTTCTTGTGGTTCTTTGCTCCTTTGTGTTGCCATCGACCACGATACATATAAGGCCGGCAATACTTCATTGAGAAAGGCATTAGTGCTGGAAACCGTTTTGGGTCTAGCACATGGAGCAATGGGAACAGGTCGGCATGATCGTTGATGATCGGGGTGCCGGTGGCGACTATGACGTGTGGGGCATCCTGGCACAATCTGATCCATGCTTTAGTTCGTAGCGCAGTCATGGATTTGAGATAGTGCGCCTCGTCGGCAACAACAAGCGTCGGATTCAGTTCCAGCAGCCAATCCAGCCAGTAAATCAGAATGTCGTAGTTGATGACGAATAGGCGCTTGCGATTTTGAGGTTGATGTCGTGGCGGCTTTTCGGATGAGAGAATCTCAGCACGGATACCAACATGTTTTGCTGCCTCTCGTCGCCATATCTCTTTTGCATGAGCCGGACAGATCACGACTACTGGCGATGGTCTAAGATACTTACGTGCATACCAAAGAATTTGCATCGTTTTGCCAAGTCCCTGCTCGTCTGCCACAATCGCACGGCCATCGAATTTGCGATGTAGCTGCTTGATGCCTATTCGCTGATACCGATACGGCTTAATTTTTTTCATAGTGATTTATCCACCGGACATCAATTCAAGTTCTATTTTCTTTTGATCGCATAATTCACGCATTCGATTTGCAAACACTTCTGACCAGTTTACGTTACGAAGCAATAAATCCATATCTCGCCTAAGATCGGCAGGGATGCTAAGTGTGACGTGGACGTAGTATGGTTCAGTTTTCATTCTTTTCCACCACCGTTCCGTGAATAAGCACTTTGGTTATGTTTTTGTCGTCGGCGTTTTCATCGAATGATTTACGAGCGTCTTCTTCCAGTGAATAGGCAGTAACATCAAAACTGCAATTGTGGGCAAAAGATTGCTGGACGAACTCTACGACAATCCATCTCATGTCGTCGTTCATAAATCAACCTCGATTATATCGACTACATTTGCAACGTGGGGTCTTATTAACATTCTGCCCGCGGCTTTCAAATCTATGTGTCGTATTTCTATGCCATCTTTAATTGGTTTGATCTCGAAGAAGTTGCCGTTGGGTAGTAGCAATCGAACATGCTCTCTGATTAGGACATACACTTCCGGTGACATTTGATCCGGGTAAGTGTATTTGCAAAGTGCTGATGATGATAGTTGTCGTTTTTTCTTTTTCATCGTAAGCGCTCCTTTATTTCGACAAAGGCGTAATTGATTCGTTCGTCGCTCCAGCCCATATCTTTCATGTAGTCTCGCATCGCTCGTCTTTTGCCTCTTGATCGGATCAGACCTTTCGGTCCTACGATCACGAAGTACGGGTCCGATCTGCTTGATAGCAGTTCACGGACTACCGTACAGGCATCATCGGACATATTCAGCATGAAGCAGTTAAGATCGAAGAGAGATTTCTTCGGTGGGTTGATATGCTCAGGCATCTCTACTCTAGGGCATCGAATGTGGTTGAATCGCAACTTTCGATTATACTCCCTTAACCCATACCATATCTGTTGACGACAGTACAGATCGAATGGAACGCCTAGCGTGTAGTCGTATTTCAAATACGCTTTGAAGTAGAAGAAATGCGCCATTGAGATTATTTCTTCGACATCACGCTGACAGTATCGCTTGGCGAACTGTTTGGCAGATTCTACTATGATGCTTTGGCATTCTGCATACGTGTCTGTTGCTGCTCTGGAGTTTACTGTCAT